AAGCGAGAACATCCGAAGTGCTTTGCCAGCAATTCGGTTTGTTTCCTGTTCGGGTACAGTCTGAACTTGTATGTTCTGTTTATCTTTCTCATATCTTTTGCAAAGATACAGAGAAAAATATATATAACCAAATAAAATCTCCGCTATTATATAAATATTTTAATTATCTATATTTAGCGGAGATTATGTACTATATTTTTTGACTAAATTCCAAAAATTTTATTGATATCTTGTATATCGTCATCATCTATTTTGTAGAAAGAATCTGCAATTTGAGATGTGTTAGCATTCTTGATATCATCTTGTGTTAAAGTGTATTGTTTTTCATCCGTTTGTTCTCCACCGTCTGTTACGCTATAGTTGTTTCTATTCTGTATTCTTTTCTCTATAGCCTCTTCTGGTGTTTCTGAAAAACCTGGGGAATCAAATTTACGTCTCATGTCCAAACGTTCAATTTGTGTTGGATTTCTTTTCTCGAACTCTTTTCTAAGGTTCATGATTTCTTCATTATTTGAATCAATCATTGTTTCCATTTTTTCGAGAGAAGCCATGAGTCTTTCAATCCTATTATCTACTTTTCCTAAATCAATACCAATCTTATTAGTTTTGTGATTCAACTTCTCTTGCGCATCTGTCAAATCGTCGATATCAATTGTATCACCTTCATCATTGCTTTCTTCGTCGTTACCGTCACCAAATGGGTCTTCAGAATCTTCTAAAGAAGGTTCTCCTATTCCGTTCATTCCATCATCGTTCATTCCGTCGTCACCCATAGTGTCGTTTCCCATGCCTCCCATGTCTTGATTATCCATTCCTTGTGGATTCTCTCCACCCATAGGATTATCACCGCCCATAGGTGAATTTGCTTGTTCAGCACCATTATCCAAGCCGTTGTCATTCTCAGGGTCTACACCTTGGTCAGGCATGTCTTGTTCGTTATCGTCAGCTTCATCAAGTTCTTCTATTGGTGAAATGTATGTTTCATTACACATCCTTAAGAATTGCTTATGTGCTTCCAATAAACCATTTTCTTTCAGATATTTTATATTTGTCATTATTAATCAACCAATAATTCTTTGTTATCTTCGGTAAGGATTGTTTTAGAACTCTCAGTTCTCTCGATAAGTCCTTTATCTTTTCTGATTCTTTTAACGTTCTGTTTCTTATTATCTTCTGTTGAAAGAATCTCCTGTGCCATAGCTACTTTTTCTGCTGTATTCATAACTTCTTTTTTTTCTTCTTTGTTATTAAAAACTATATTATTTTGATTAATATCCATTCTTGATATTCTTCTTGATTGTGATTGCTTTTGTATGAAACGTGCCATAAAACTGTAATTTATTACATATAAATAGTTTATGAGTTTAAAAAGACTGTTATATCTTCAATCTTACTAATATTATATAATCTTAATTTTCCAGATGTCATAATCATAAGTTTGTTTTTGAATTTTGACCAATCAATTAAATAATCCTTATGATTTTGAATAGTATCACCTTTTTCCTCTTTAATCAATTCATTTAAGGCATTGATTGAAAATAAACATCCGTTCTTTACATGAAGAACAGTAGAATTATATAATTTATTAATAAGTCCTTTATTGCTATAAGACTTAAAAGTTACAAGATATTCATTGCTATTCCCTTCAATGATGAATACATAAATTTTGTCAGTATTCATTTTTGTCAGATTCTTAACTTTCTCAATAAACGAAAGTATTTTGTGTTTGTTTACAAAGGTACCGATTAAAACTTCTTTCTTTGATGTCATCTCTTAATCTATATTTTCCATAAGATAAGGCACAGCATATTTGTTTTCATACCCTATCTCTTTAAGAATCTTATGAACTTTTTCATTATTGTCATAAACAATTTGATTATTTTTATTCATTCTGATTCTTGAAATTATTTTTTCTTTTTTTATACCACAATATTCAAGTAAACTTAACGATATTCCGTAAGTATTATTTTCATATTGAAAATATATCATATTTTTACTAATATAAATATAATTTATTTTTGTATTATTAAATAATATATTATATAATCTTTTTAATTTATTATATTTTATATATATAATATTAATATAATAATAATTTATATTATATAATATATTAATAATAATATATTTATAGAAATTTTCTAAATCGCTTTCATAATCAGAACGTGATTCTGTCTTTTTAAAAGTCCAGAAAGTCTTATCATCAATTTTCTTTTCTAATATATTTTTGTAACCTTTAACTTTTTTTGCATTCTTATACCCTATATACAAAATAGGCTTTGTGAGGTCTGCTTGAGATATATCTTTCACATTCCCCACAAAGTCTCGTAAATCACTAATCTTTCTATCTGAAATAATATAACCAAGTTTTCTCATCGTTATTTTTTTCGCAAAGATACGGATTTTTTTAATTAAAACAAAATTATCCAATAATAAATTGTTTTAATTTTCTATGTCCATCACTATTTGGATGTAATCCATCTTTTGCACGTTTAACTTCAAGCCATTGATTATCAGAAAGATTTACACAGTTAAAACCATTATCTCTAATTAATTTGTCAACCTTTAATCGTGTATTTGAATCCCAAGCATGAATGCTATTGTAAGTATAGTTAGGTGCATAAACACAACCTACCCAGATAACCTTCTTTCCTTGTAATAGAGTTTTTAATTTCTTTAGTCCCTCTACAGTTTGAGTTGTATTATTACTATGGATATTAGGTGCATCATTAGTACCTAAGAACACAATAACGGTATCAACACTATTCAACTTATTTTTTACACTATCATAATAAAAAGATTTTGGATTAACCTCAACTCTTTTTCCATTAACATATCTACGTGGTTGACTAATTCCAGCAAATTCTCCAATTGATATACCTGGTTCACATACGAAATCTGCATTTGAATATAATCCAGAATTTTTTGCGCCTGCTGCAATGGAATCGCCAATTATTAATAACCTTTTTGGTGTTGATTGAATATTATTGTTTGTTGTTGCGCTGTTATTATATGCAGCGTTACTACAAGAGCCTTGATAACGATATACCTTAACAATGAAACTTCCACTCTTATAAGGAACAACGTTACTTGCTTTTCCTTCTGCAGCCCACGTACTTCCATCCCACATAGCAACATGGAATCGCTCTGGCTCATTTCCATTACGTGATGGATTAGGTTTATTAGAGGACCATAAACAAGAGATATCACCTATCTGTAGATTCATATGTGTTCCATTTAAACTACCATCAGTTGCTTGATGAATACCCTCGTAAATTTTTACGAATCCCAATTTCTCAAGCGATTCAGGCCACTCCCATGGATATCCATAAGTACCTTTTCCGATACCTGTTGTTTTACTAATTAAACCAGAAGCAATAAGTGCAGCTCTTACCGATTTTGTACATTCTCCATTTGTTGCTACCTGACCTAATGGTAAACTTTTAGATTTGATATAAGAAGCTGCTGCTTCTACATTCCAGTCACATATTTTACCATTTACTATGTTACCACCAGTCAAATTTGCTGTTAAAGTTTCACACGCAATAAGTTCTGCATTCTTGAACCATGAGGTCTTTACACCATCTGGTCTTGAATTAATCCAGTCAGACTTAAAATTTTTATTAGCTAAAGCCTCAGATGGTTTTCTACCATATTTCTTTAACAATGATAAAAAGAAATCGTTAGGTAAAGATTCATTTATTGGGTAATTTGAATAATTAAAATTATTGTTAACTATTTTCAAACCTGTTACAATACGGCATCGTGTTGCACCCCCACTATTCGTTTGAGACACTGTAACACCAATAGAAATAGGTTTATTACTAAAAGAATTACCATCTTTAGCATTCCAGTATATTTCTGACACATAATCATGATATCCATTTAATAGAACATCAAATAATTGTGTCATGTGACTATTTCCACCATCCGATTGTTTAAAAATTAGATAATTACCTTTTATCTCCTTGTCAAAACCACATGTTAACTTAACATTATAATCTCCAAATGTTTTCTGAACAGCATTAAATAATGAACTTGTAAAAGATATATCATTTACGCTACTTGTAGTTGGTCGCACTGTAGTATTACTACTATTGATATAATAGTTGTAGTAAGCAATAGCCTTATTCTGTCTATCCCTACGTGCTGCACCACTACTTCTCTCAAAATAGGCATCCCATGCTGCTGCAGAGTCAGAAGGTGTACTTGTGGCTAAAATTCTTTGTGCGGTCTTGTTATTTTTCAAATAAGGTCCTGTTAATGAAATAAATGCATATTCCAATTGTTTATCTATGTTCATTGATTTAGGTATCACTGGTGCAGGTCCACTATTCGGATATGAAGTACTGTTTGGTGAATTAAAAGCCATTTTAGGATTTTCATTATTCATCATCATGCTTAATGCTGATTTATTTAGCATGAATAATCCACCAGAATAATAGCCATTAGAATCTTTAATGACTTTATATGGGTCAAAACCTGGAGATTCAATAGCTATATTTCCAACAATACCTGCTGCTTGTGCTACTGATAACGAGCCAAACTCACCACCGATAGTTCTATTCCATATACTAATTACTTTACTAATCATGGTAGCTGCCTTTGTACTTTCATCACCGCTCAATTCTATACCTTCTCCGCCCATATCAGACCCAACAGGATAAATCTTATATTCACAATCATTATCCACGTCAGCTACTCTATTTGCAGACGTAAATTCAGAGCCACTTTCAGATGTATTGTTTGCCAAAAGAAGTGGAGATTTATTCAATCGTGTTTGTACATTAGCCATACGAACACCTTTAAATGTTGTTTGAAATCTTCCTGGTTCTATCTTATGGCTAACTTCCTCTATCAAATATGAACCTCTAAACATAGGTACATTGTTCAATGTAAAATACATTAAAGGTTGTACCCATGCACATCCTAACATGGTAACAGTACATGAATATGAATTATTGGAATAAATGGTAAATAAATCCTGACCTGTTGATACAATCTTTTTATCACCATTTTTACCATCTCCAACGGCAGCCGATGCAATAGCAAATGTAGCCTGTAATGACTGTTCAGTCATCATAGGGTTTTCCATTCCAATCTCAATATTATTAAAGAAACTCTGGTACTGCATTCCATAACCTACTCCAAATGCAGGGATTTTATACCAATTTTTCTTGTTAACCTCTGATAAATTTCTTGATGTAATTGCTATTGGTGCTAATTGAGGACTCTTGGATATGTCTTCTGGATTAAGAGAAAAACCATCATCTTCGTATTCACCTCTTCCACCTGTATTTATTTTGCTTGAATGTTCATATGAATATAGTACTACAAAGTCTGGATGTCTTTTAGGTGTACGCATTGAATTAAATGGAACTGGTGTAAACATACTTTCCATATTACGTTTATCACTTAAATCCATAAAATTCTGAACAGATAACATAATACATCTGTTTGTGGCGAACATATCTGACATGAAACTTACCAAACTTGACAAATAGTTGTTTTGGTCAGTTACCATTAGTAATTTGTTAACCATATCACCAACGTCTACAAACAATTTGTCACCTATCTTGTTGTAATAAGAATCAATAAAATAGAAATTATGACCGTCTGTTTGTTTATCACTTCCAGTCTCATCACTAAAGAATTTATACATTTTCCATTCTTCAAAATTTGATGAAGCGACCCATTTATCATAAAGAAGTTTTAAATAATTATAAAACGCAATCTTCATATCATCGGTAGCTTTATCAGCGGATGGCGCAAAAGAAGGAGCGCTAACTGAATCTGACGTGTCTATTTTTCTTGAAACACTATATTCTTTTGCTAAAGCATTAAGGAATGTGTCTAAATAGATTTTTGCCATACCCTCTGTAATGAGTTGGTAATCATTACCTATATTGTTTTGATTTGTTTCAAAATCATTATCAATAGTAGCACCCTTAATGATTCTTACAGGTAGCATTAGCTCTTTCATTAACATATTCATAGGCTGTGATGTTTCATTGTTGAATAACCTCAACAAACCATCATGATTAGCAAAAGCCTCTCTATATGCATGAACTGTATTAGATTTGAAATTACCTGTAGATTCATCCACATTTATGTCATATGCAGTAAATAATTTATTATATTTTGTATCTGCCCAGTTAGTAAATTCTTTAATATATCGTGCCATCATGGCAGAGTTCATAAATTTCAAATGACGTAAATTACTTAAATTCTTATTACTTTCCATCATTGAATTTAAATTTTTGAAATCAAACCAACCGTTATTTGACGTATTCAAATATAATATAGCACCAATTTGAAGTATTGCAGAATAAGGTACAATAATCTGTCTCTTTTGTGATATATCACCTAATATTTTGTTGAAATCATACATAGGTAATAAGGAGTATAAAACCCACGCACATCTCTTTCTAACACTTCTTTCCTCTCTGAAAAAACTTTGAGAGAATATAGAGTAACTCATGTGCAACCCTAAACGTTTTGCACCATTTTCTGTATTAATTCCACAGAATTGAGTAATAGCATAATTCTCAGGATTCGTACCTATATTTGTATAATCTGTATAATTATGCAACCTCTCGGTTTTCTCATACTTTGTAGCATAATCTTTAATATTTTTTACTTTTGAGTAAAGAAGAATACTCTTTCTATCTTTCTCTTTATATTGGACATCAATTGCTTTTTGAACAAGAGGTTCACTTTTAAAATTGTTACTTCCAAAATAGCTACTAAATGTTTCTGGGCTATAACTTACATTAAACCCATCTACGTTATTTACAAAATCAGAATATCCCTCTGGAGAAGAACCACTACCTAAAGACTTCTGAATTATAGTATTAACTCTATCTACATTTTTATCGAAATAAACAACACATTCATTAGTAATATCATCTGTGTTTAAAATGTTACCACCTTTCTTTATTGGTGCAAAATTAGAAATTATTTCATTATATCCATTACCGAAATCCCCACTATTAGCTATCCTTACCGCATCACTAATTGTATATTTACCCAACGGTGAAAAATATGAATAACCATTTCCACTATTAGTTAGGTAATTATTATTACTAATCTTGAATATATTGAGGAAAGGAGAAAAATCACTTCCTATTTTTGTTGCAAGAGGTTGATTCCCCCATGAATTAGATTTATCAGACTCAGTTACAATTTTTAAAACATCGTCTGAATTTATTCCACCTTGTTCATTTGCATTTGATTGTAATAATCTTCTTACTACATTTCCTGGTTGTAAGAAAATATATGTAAAGTTCTTAGCTTCTGCTTCAGCAATAGTTTTAATTGTTTCGTTATTCAACGCTCGTCCATTTAAACCAAAACCAAGTATTTGAATCATGCGCATAAAAACTCTACCTGCAAATTCTCTTTTATCATTTACAGGTAATGCATCATCATAATCTCCATAAGGATTAGATTTTGTAATAAAATCAAAATTGGCTACTGGAAAATGTATTTTGGAATTACCGCTTTCTAAAATATTATTAGCACTATTAGCTGTTAATGCATCGTTCTCGTCTAAACGTTCTTGTATATTCTGAGCATTAGCAATAATATAAGCGACCTGATTAATTCCATTGAAAATTTCGTTAACAAGGTCTGCTTCTCTAAACTTCTTAGAGTGCCCAAATTCCCCTACCCAAGAATCCTCTCTTTTTGTAACACCATTTTCTGTAATATCCTTTGTGAATCTTGGAAATGGTGGTACTATTTTTGTCCTAACAGAAACATCTGGTATATTTATGTTGCTTATTCCTAAGTCATTAATAGTACGCTGTTCATTCTGTATTGATTCAACAACTTGATACATCAAATACATAAATGTCTCAAAATGAGCCATGTAAATCTTTGACATATTAGATATTGTCGGGTTAAAACCAAGTGCTTGTATTAATACTTTTTGTTTTTCCCGTCTTACCTCTTCCTCAATTTCTTCTATATCTTTACTTTCAGTATTAATACTCTCCTGTAATACAGAATAATCTCCGAAGCTAAAAATAAAAGCATAACTATAATTTCTTCTATTTTCATGAGGATTAATCTGTTTTCCAGTAAAAGCATTTCTAATCTCATCAGCTGTTAAACCTCGTACATTGGTAAATTCGCTACTTGTAAATGGTGTGTTAAGTCTATTGATAATCTTGACAGGTAAAATATTTGTAAAGTTTTGGCTTGGAACTTGATATACTTCACCTGTACTTTCTTCTACTCTATTAGCTGCTGCTATAAGATTTGTTAGAGAATCAAAAATACTAATATTTTCTCCATCTTTAAGATAAGATATTGTACCAAAATTAGTAACTAAACCATCCCTTATTGCTTCTTCAGATACTAATACAATTACAGATTTGTAAGTAGTACCATCTTCACGCATTACTACACCGTATTTACCGTTAACTGAAGGCTCGTTATTAAGAATATTTACTAAATTTGTAAAGAAGTCATTATATGCAGCATAAAGTTGCGTTCTGTCATTAACAGTGGTATTTTTCTTATTATAACCTGAAATAATAGGATTGTTTTGTCCTAATTCTTCGGCTTTATGAAGTACAAAACCATAGTTAGCGCATAATTCACTTAATTTAGGCATAGGCATAAGTTGTCCAGAAGAATCTGGTATTACAAATTCTCCCTCTTCAACTTTTTTCTCCCAATAATTAGACCCATCCAGATTGTTACAATAAGGTGCTGCCATACATGCAAGAAGAGAAACGTCATTCATGAATGAGAATGAATAACCAACAAATTTAGCGGTAGCATTAAAGTTACCTGTTGTGGAATCAAATTTTACTCTAAAATCATTACATGTAATCTCATAAGATACAGGTTGACCATAAAATCCTTTTACGGTAATATTAAATCTTGGATATGGGAACGTAAAGAAACACTGAAAGAAAGACGAAGCTATATCTTTTTCAGAGAATCCCCTTAAACCATTAAATCCGTCACCATTACGCATTTCTGTAGGTGCCATTAATGACCCACCACGTATGTCTACAAACTCTATAGTAACCTGTGGAACCATCCATTGCTGATAGGAAATATCAACAGATGATATTCCAAACATTTCAGTTGTTCCGTGGTCCTTTAAATCATAATAAAAACTATCAGTGTAATCTGTAGATAAACCATTGGAATAACCCCAATAGTCACTACCTACCTTTGCTGTTTTATGATTTTTAATATCTTCTTTTCCTTCTCTAACAGATTTAAAGAAAGATTCATCATATTGTCTATCAGAATCTCTACGGTAGAATTTTTTACCCTCCATAAAGTTTACGGAAGATTTACCACCTTGGTCAGTCCATGACATTATAATTACACTCTTTTCATGTGGGTTCTTCTTAGCATCGAAATTTCTGCCAACGACTTCTACCTCCATGTTAAGTGCAATACAATAGTCTTCAAGGTCAGGTGCCTTGAAGTGGTCTCCATGGTCTGTCGTTACACCAGAATGAAAATTAAGTGTGTTATTAGGTTCAACATATGCAACACTATCTGTTATATTACTAACACTTGACATACACTTTTATATAAAAAATAATTTAATTTTTATTCGATTCCATATAATCTGATATATTCTTCTACATCAGATTGATAATCTTTTATAACCGTTTCTAAAGGATAAGGAATACGTAACTTAGTTCCATCAGGTATGTTATATTCTAAAGACCCTAATTCAGGATTCGCCTGAAGAATTAACCACCCATAATTAGGGTTATCATAATATTGGTAGGATAATAAATCAAACCTCGTATTTCCTGCTTCATAATAAGTATACATATCTGTATCTTTAACAGGAATTTTAATGAATGGGACCTGTTTTATAGTCCCACTCATTCTAAATTGTTGATATCTATCAAATGTAACCATATTTACTATTTTTTATAAATTCTTCCACGACCTTTGGTATCAACATATAGTCCTTTTTTAAGGATGTTTTGTGATACTGTTTGTCTTGTATTTTTTTCATTAACAAACTTATAATCAGCAAAGTAAATTTTTTCACTATAACTATCTTTGTCTTCTATTAACGGTGGAGTTAACCCTGAACGAACAGATGCTACTGGCTTACTTCCATATACAAACCATTCGGCTTCATCAGAACTTGTGTTATTTTTAAGTCTACTTCTACATCCCCAACATTTTGCATCTACTACTTGTTTTGTAATTTTATCATAATAATATATGTAAGCAATAAGCATAAAATTAGCCTTTTTCCTATCCAGATAATTTTTAATCATTGCGTAGAAATCAAAAGGTCCTGTTGGTACTGTTTCTTCAAATGGAGTTACGCCATCTGTTGCTTCTATTAATTGTGTACCACCGACATTGAAACGTGATATACCAAACCTAATATACTTACATATAACTCTCTTACTATTGTTGTTATAATTACCAGAACGAACAGGTGATTTAACTTTTAGAGGTTGTTGTTGAGTGGCAGTAATACCCTCTTTAACAACTTCGGCTGTTTCGTTTGTAGTACCACTTCGAGTTGGTGTCGGTACTGATGCAGATTGAGTTCTTGTTGATTTACTTCTTCTATGTCCAGTAGATTTAGCATCGACAGCCTTAGCATCTACAGCCTTAGCATTTACTGCTTTTGGTTGAGATTCTACTTTATTAGAAATGTTCGTATCTTTTGCACCGACTTCATCATTAATATCACTTATAGGTACTGCTTTTGCTTCTGGCAAATTATAATTTACTTCAAACGGTTTAAAGTATGTAAGTTTACCGTTGCTAAACTCAGCTTGTTCAGACCTATTATCATATACCTCAGTATTAGCGTAATAGTTGAAAGATACTGCGTTCTGTAATCGTGCAATAGGACCAGATAGTCCGCTACCGCCTAAGAAGCTGAAACTAATACTAATATCAGCAAACATTGGCATTATACCTATACCCTCTTGATTTAAATCCCACTGAACAGGGTCATATTGAATACTAATAGACTTAATGGCAATCTTAGTATAATAAAAATCACCTATTCTAAGAATACATACTGGTGGTCTACCAAATGCAAGATTATTAGCTATACGATTATTTTGATTAACATCGCTTGCGCCAATTGTAGGACCTTGACGTGTACACTGATGTAAGAATGTTAAACGTGCATTAAATCCTTCAGGTGATACAGAGTGGAATGCAGGGTCAAAATATTTAACCTTTTCCGTAACTAAGTTATGTAATGTAGGGTCATTAAGTTTAAGTAATTTAAAGAACTCACCCTCATTATCATATCTTGGATAATTACCTAATTCTGTTTTATTCTTTATTTTATTATTATCAGTTCCATTCTTTTCTCCAATGCACTTTTCGTACAACTTCCACGCTTGGTCTGGTGTTATACCACCTTTTTCGACAACAGATAGAACCTTTGCTTTACATTCGTCATCTGTCATACGACTTGTAACTTCTGACATTGTTGTAAAGATTTTTTCTGTACTATTTCCGTTCTCTTTACTGAATGTCGGATTTTCCAACAAACTAATCGCATTTAAAAGTGTGTCCAAATAAGGGTCTGTATCACCACAAGGTATTCCTTCTATTCCTTTTTTATAGACGTTTACAATTCCCTTAACTTCTTCAATATTATATTGTTTTGCAATATAAACACCATCACGATTATTCTTTAAATCATCAACTATTTTCAATGCTAATGTTGAGTAAATAAACTTATCACCTATATCCTGTTTTTGTTTACCATAATCTTCAAGATATTTCAACCCTACTGACTTACTAAGTTCTTTTCTTACTCTGTCATAAACACGAGGATAGCTACAGTATTGGATAGCATAATCACGAAGTTTATCATAATCATATTTCGTATATAGACTTATAGATGTTTCTTCGTTTAAATATACTTGTTTAATTACCTTACTAAATTCTTTATCATCATTTAATAAAGATGGGTTTCCATTTGTTTTATAGAACAAATCAACACTTTCTAAAAACCATGGTTCATAATAAACGTATTGATTTTTATATTCTTCTTCAAACTCTAATCTATGTGCATTACCCCATTTATATATGTTATCAAAGTCAAATACTACAGGTCTTCTTGTTGTTTCATCGGGATAGAAATTGTAATCATAGAAATAACGATATGCCATAGCTTTATTGAATGACTGTTGGTCAGTAACATTTACTTCTGGAACACCATTTCCTATGACCTTTTCACGTGTTTCTGAATTTGATGTCGAAGTTTCATCTGTTGTAGATGTAGATTCTCTTGAATAAACACTTGACGTGTCATTGGAAGATAAATTAGCTGTTCTATATGCATCTCTTATCCATCCACGAATTTTCTCTCTATTACTATCACTGAATCCATCTATATCACCAGTACATTCTTTACCCTGAACGCCATTTCCGTACAGTTTAAGGAGTTCTTTTTGTGTAGAGCTGTCATTCATCCACATGTCAACACTTAAGCGATTATAAGCATTCTTAGGACGTGAATAGAACTTATTCCAATAATGTGCACCACAACGCATAATGAAAATATCATTACAAGTGTACCCTGTTATATTCCCATCATTATCCTTTGAACCTAATATTGTCCACTCTTTTCCTTCTTCATTGTCTAACTGAGGCAACTTAGGGTCTTGTAGAATCTTAGGTGTATTAGTCATGCTATCTTGACTATCTACAGTCAAAGCATCTCTATAGTGTATGATAATGGCAGCACTTCTCCATTGCTTAATCAGTATATCATCTACATCATTATTAGCAATTCTTTTAGGTGTTGTTTGAATATTTGTTCTTGTATTGTTTTCACCTGCTTTTGCTAAATCTTGGAATGGTGATTTGAATGAAGAAAACCATGCTTTAGCCGTGTCCGCTCTTTGTACAGCTAACTTTGTATTACGTTCTACGTTCACACTATCGCTTTTATTATCACCATGTATAGATGCATGACCACGATATTCTATTTTTGTAATATTGTATTTACCTTTAAGCAAATCTTTAACTTTTGATAAACCTTCTTCGTCTACACAATCTTTGTAGAAATTTGTTATTTCTTCATTATTATGTAAACCAACATACATATCAGCAAAACTAACTATTTCGTCAGTTTCTTTAAGCCCAAACAAGCCTGATTCTGGTGTTTTTTTGTATCCTGTACTATTTAGTGCGTGAGATTTTTTATCTACATAGTTATCCCACATAGAAACCCCAGTCTCTATGTCTACTAATCTCTGGTTTATTACATCATCTGTTTTGTCAACACGATACCACCATCGTCTATGTTGCCATTCCAATATACTGCTACCAATTCCTTTCTCATACTTAATTGGTATAACATTAAACTGTGTTAATCGTTCCCCTCTTTTAACAAATACTTTTCCGTTATCAAGATATACTTTTGCTCTGCCATCTGGGGTTATTAAATACTTTCTACCATTGTTAGTTTTCTTAACAGTGATTTTATCATACCTTTTATCGTTAAAAGCAATAGAAAAAGTACTATTTTTTGGTAAATTAACGCTATCTAATACCCCAAGAGGTACATATTTTGCACCTAACCCATTAATTTCATCTTGAGTCAATTCATGACGAATACCTTTACATGATATCACTGCACTGTTAATTGGCTCAGTATATCCAATAGTCATTAATTTTTCTTTAGGGTTTACTGATACAATAAAAGATGCTTCTTCTTCAGAATTTCCACCATAGAAATATTCTAATTTGCTTCCATCTCCAATATCTCCTAATGTAAATTTGAACGTTTTGTTACCATTTAATTCAACGGTACACTCGTTTTCTGTATTTATAGGGAAATTATCTATGTCTGCACGAACGTAGAATTGAGCTTTACTAATTGAACTTGATATGATACCTTTATCATATCCATAATCTTTATCACCCCATTTTACTTTGTTAGCTTTAGAATTAGATAGTACTTCCATTGCTGCATAGTAAGTTCTATCATCGCCTTTTACTTTATAGTCGATAAAAGCATTTTCACTATCACTAACACTGTTTTTATAATTTGCGGTATCAAATAACATATCCTCAGAGTTTTTAAAATTCTGAGGTGTTCTTGGTTCTATATTCTTCCCAAAAATACTTATACCAGTACTTCTTCCGCTATTTAGACCAGCTCTTCTTGGTTTGTTCATTTCATATCCAACACCATACTCTGATAATACATCTACAGCAACGTCTGATGGTAAACCTTCAAATGGTCTTGATGGGTTGGATGCATTTTTAGTTTTAAACATCTGTGTTCCAAGACCATTTATAAGATAATCGTAGGCATTAACAATACTATTTGTTCCTGGTGCATCACTTACACCAGAGTAGTTGTTTGGATAATATATTAAGCAATATAATTTTTTATCTTCTGGATTTGGTGGTGTATCTGGTGAAGGAGAAGCCACTGGAGGAGTGTTTTGAACTGGGTCTGGTTCAGGAACCCTAAATTTACCAGCCTTTAAAACTTCACAACCAGCAAAAAATCTTAACATTTGTTGTTCGTGACTTTCAATGTCATCAACACCTGAGTTTGAAGCATCTTCTGTTTTATTACCATCACCTCTTAAACCATGTTCCCAATAATCAATTATTGAAGGATGGTCAATTAATAAAGTAAACGATAAATTTCCAGTTCTCTCCGTATTAGCATACGTGTAAATCTTTTCTCCACGTCCAATAAATGACGTTTCGCCCCAATCAACATTGACACTTTCGTCAAATTTAATATTATACGGGGGGAACCACATAATTCTTCCCCCGAAAGGACCTTTTTGTTCTGGAGATAAACCGTTATCTTCAAACTTTTTGGTATCACTCATTTTGAATGTATCTTTCCATGCAAGATTTTCTATGGAAAACATACATTGCTCTAATCTGACTTTATTAGCAGCGGTACTTATACCATCTCGATAGTCTGACACACTTACAACAGGTGCAATGTTTGGTAAACCATTTAAACGGTTCATAGTACCATACTTATCTAATCTTTCTCCACCCGTTCCGAACTTATCGTCAGACCCATTATTGAACTTATAAGATGGACTTCTAAATGCACCCCAGTTATAATCACTTTCCAATGTAGCTTGACTTATTTTAGAGGTGTCATCAGAATCATCATTTTCCACAAATGGTCGTATAGCATCAATTAATGTATGATATTGATGATGATAAGTCCATACACGGCAATAAGGATTGTCGTATCCATAAGAACTTGTTGGTATTCTCTTTAATAGATTTCGTCCATGAGACATTCCATATTTTTTAGATATAGCGGTCTGTACTGGATTACTATCATCTTTAGAATCTTCAGAGTTTGTGTGAAAACGTGCAACTAATGTCCTATATTTACCAGCCGTGAAATTATCGTTAGTTTTCTTTAAAAGTTCGTTTTGTGATAACTTGTTACTTCTACCATTAAAACTCTCCACAAGACCACTATGCCACACACCAGCATTCGCCTGTGTTGCAACAATCGCTCTATTCTGAGTAACATCATCTTCGGACTCAGAATAATATGTATTAGTATCCTTTGTATTAGTTGATGTTGCTGTAAAAGACATTGCCCAATCTTTTAAATTCTCAACATCTCTATCAACGTCAGCAAAATGTACGGTCGGTTTATCACCGTAAAAAGTAAATCTCTTATTATTATATATTCTTCTTACATGGTCAAATATATATGTATAATCAAATCCCATTAAACTGACTGGCTTATGCCCAAGTCCTTTTAATACAGTTGTAATTGAATCATAAGAATTTCTTTCCCCAATAGAACGGTTAATTAAATCACCATTCTCGAGAACATTTTTTAAGTTTGATTTACCTATTTCTTTAAGTATGTTTAATGATTTTTTTGCCATTTTTCACACATATTACCAATTAAATAATAATATTTTTTCTTGCTTTATGAATAGAATTGTTAAGCTGTTCTATGTCCAGAATCAATTCCTACACCTCTAATATAACTAACATTTTTATTCGTCATACCCATGTTAGCCTGTTTGTTCATATTTTCCCTAATACTTGCTGTAAGTGAACGTTCTAATTCTTTCTTGATAGCATCCATATCAATATTACTTAGTTTACCGTCTGTACCTTTAAGATTAATATCACCACTAACATTTACATTAATGTTACCAAACTCCATCTTACCAGAATTAATAGGTGATACATTTTCTTTACTCCTTGGGTCTGCAAAGTATGTTGGTTCTCCTACAGGTTTTACAGTTATCTTGGTATGTCTTACTCCTGTTGTTCCATTTTTAATAACAGTGGTACGGTCATTTAAATTCTCAATAATCGTTGTTTGCCTATTAATAGCATCAACCACACTACTGCTACCTGTTTTAATATCCTCTCTTACAGCTGTAGTGGCTTTATCACTATCACTATTATAGTTGCTATTTACATCACCTGTGCGTGAACTTTCCGACATACTTGCATCTGTCCATGCTGTACTATTGTAGTTTGTACTATACGAACTATTATAGGTTCCAAGTCCTCTCCTCCTTGGAGTGTTACCAGCTGACTGCATTGCACCTACATTGTCATAAACAACTTTAACCTTAGATTCATCTTTGTTTTGTGCATCTGCGATTGCTTTATTGAATCCTGCTTTTCTTTCTTCTCCAGTAGCACCCATTCTGTCTACGGCTTGCTTTCCGAATACCATAACCTCTTTACCTATTGTTATAGCATCACCTACTATGCTGGTTGCAGCTTTAAAAGTTTGTCCTGTTTCATCCTTAAAGGTTCTAAAGTCACCTCTTAATTCTTCACCTCTTGCATCCTTAGAATCCCATCCTTTAAGACCCATCTTATCTAATAAAGAGCCTACACCATCATAAACCTTTTTTCCTAATGTAATACCAGATGCGAGTCCAGATATTTTGTCTAATGTGTTTTGAGTTTTTTTATCCGCACCAAATAGTTTACCAATAACAGCCAAGGATGATAAAATTCCTTGGATAGCGACACCAAACCATCCAAGCAATGCCATTACAGACCATTGTGCAACAACAGCAGCACCAGCAGATATACCCTGTATCATCACTTTTGCAAGACCTGTCCAGAATCGTGAATTTGTGAGGATTTTTATTCCACTAACCATCATCTTTAATAGACCAACAGATACACTAATTCCATTCGCCACAAGATTTGTTATAGACGGAATTAATCTACTAATTAAACTCTTAAATCCATCAAGCATAGGGAATAGGGTTTCGGCTAATTGTGCACCTATCATAGCTTGTATACCTTCAATTCTCTCACTGACACTAACTATTTGCTGTGCACCACTCATAAATGCCTCTCTATCAGTCATACTTTCTTGCTTTTGAAGAGCCATAACTTCTTCTGGTGTCATTTGACTAATTTCCTTAGTCTTACCAGAAACATCTGTAATAGTAAACTGACCTGTCTTTGTATCGTATTGTGCTTTATTTTCAACAAAAGCCTTCTGTTCTTCTGTTAAATGACTTAAAGCACCACCTGCTTGCTGGTCTACGAATTTAACTTTTGCGGATGATTTGGCTATCTGTACAGCTTCCTCTGGATTCATACCCATAGCCTTTGCTTGTTCTTTAATTAAAGCCATGTTATATCCAGTAAGTTCACTCATACCTGTCTTGGTATTGAATGTACCTAAACTGCCGAATATGTCAGTCATTCTCTTTGTAAGAGCCTCTGGGTCATTCAATGACTCATACAACATAGTCATTGGATTAGAGCCGTACGCAGCACCCATACCACCTAACATCTGAAGATTTGCTGAAGATTCAATAGAACCTTGTATAGTATTAAATTTATCAATGACACTTCCCATTGACTGTAGATTGAAGCCAAGTTTCTCTGAAAGTGCTGTCATCTTCATAATGCCATTAACACCGTCGGCAAACTTATATTGGTTTGCCATTTTGATGTTTTGTGCGACTTTTGCTGAGTATTCTTGAGCTGATAGACCCATCCTTGTTGCTTGGGTATAACTGTCAACAGCTAAATCCATTGCCCCCTGAACACTACCACCAAATTTCTGATACTCTTCGTAGAATTGAGACATAGCTGATTCACCAATAGTTCTATTAGCAGCAACAGCTATCTCTGCTTGTGCATCGTTAAACATTATAGCCTTACCAGTGGCTTTAGATAAATTCTCTTGAATTTGTCCTATAGCTTCACTTGTAACACCATATACGGCAGCTAAATCCTTAGTACGTCGTATTAAAGTACCTGTATAAGCAACGCTTGAACCATAATTTAAACCAATTTGACGTGATGTCTTAACACCCATTTCGTCAAATTTCTGTAATTCGTTCAATCCATTTTTAATCATGGATATAGGATTAACGAGTGAGAAAAATGCACCAACGACATTCTTTGCACCATTAATCAATACATTAGAGGCACCCGTAGCACCGCCAACAACTATTTTAGCAAAATTCTTTCCAGCAAATCCAAGTATACTTCCAATAACAGCAAGAGGTGCCATATTTCTTTTATTTTAAATCTTATTTTATTATAAATAAATAGCTTATTAACATTTTTTACAATAATATATTTTGTTACATCAATATTTTTACTTACCTTTGCATCAACAATAAAATATTAAACAATTAAAACTTTACGATTATGATTATTTCAAAGATTAAAGGTAATAACATTCTTACTTTTTCAGGATGTTTAGATATGATAGGATATTTTATAGCTCTTATTTTCTTTTGGGCTATTGTAATTATTCTGTTCAGTTTGTTTATGGGATGGTTTTTAGAAGACCCAGAGGGGCACATTATGAATGGTATGCATTCTATTCAAATGTGGCTTGATAGTTAATAGACTTTTTGCGTTTAATTGATATTTATCTTAAAAAGCAAATATAATGAATTTAGATAATATCATAAAAGAAAGTATTAATGAGTTTTTAATTAATGAGTTGTTTAATAAGAATAAATACGCCAATCTCGTTAACTCAGCAATAATGAATCTTGAAAGTTGTTTATTCTACCCTCAGATAGAGAATGTTAATGCAACAAAGGTTCCTCAAGAGTATCTTGAAATGGCTTCGATTTTTAATGCTGGTCATACTTTAGCGAATCAGCTTATGGCAACATTAAAACAAATTCAAGCAACTATTAATTATGGTAAAAATGTAAAAGAATCACATATTTTTGAAAGTCCTTCAATTTCATCTTTAATTCCTTCACAATTACGTAATTGGAATCCTGTAAGAGATTTTGCTGTTGGTGCTAAAAGGGGTATGAATGGGGTAGAAAAAGCATTTGGCAAAAATGGTTCTCAAAACAGCCGTGCTAATAGTAAAGACATGAAAACACAGGATAATGCATATATGCTGCGTTCTGCTAATTTGAAAAATATTCTTGATTCTATATTTTCAAGTTTTAGTGGTCAACTTCAAGATTTTGCTAATCGTTTCACAACAGATAAGAATTTGCAGAAACAACTTGTTCGTTATACTACATATATCAATGTTGAGATTAAGAGTTGTTATAAATTAATTACTGTTGCCAATAATTTACGATATAGCGGTATTGAAAATGCAAACTTCAAACAAATACGAAAATAAAGAAATAAATAAAGCCTTGGATTAACCAAGGCTTTTTTCTATAATTCTAAATCATTTTGTGCGATATCTGTAGCTGCATCTATATTTGCAGAACTACTACCTCCCCCTTCATATCTTCTTGCCTTCTCTTCCATATATTCATTATATTGATGTATATAATATTTTCTATCTCGAGTAGGCATCTTATCTAATGTTGTAAAAGGTATACCGATATGTTTAAAACAGCCAAATAATTCTTCTTTAAGATTTTTCTCGTAATTCGGAGATATTGAGGAAAACAGAATCGTCCCAGTTAAGAAAGGTATCAAATGAGCCACCTCCCATTGACTCTGGTCGTTCAACAGTAATATTAAAGTTCATACCAGGTGCGTTGTCGTTTATATATCTTCTCAACATCAATGAGTCACGTGCAGGCATTGTGTTAATAAATTTATTGATATACTTTCTGTCAGCATTTCCATCTACGGATACGACCTGTAACTGAAGAATATTCGTAATCATACGTGTAAACGGTTTATCACTTTTCTTCTTCAATCGTTCTATCCATCTTCTAATTAGTTTGACAGTTTTATCAACTTCGCCCTTTTCTTGAGCTGACATAAATTCATCGGTAGATGCCATTCTCATCAAGTTCTTACTCATTTCAGTTAAAAGTTCTGCCTTTGTACCATAATTTTCTATCTTTGTAATCAGAGATAGTTGTTTTTCTTCTTTTCTTGTAAGGTACTTAAACTTTACTTTCTTCTTAGTAATTGGAAGAGTGTATTCAAAGTGTCCGTTTTCATCAGATACAAGCTTAAACTCCTTTGGTTTAATAGTTGTTAAGTCTACTATTGTTTCAATTCTCTCACCTGTTTCTGGGTCTGCAACTACAATTGGAAATTCTGGTCCATAACTTGTGGCACGTAACCATACCATGATTGCATCTACGTCACCACTAACTAACGAATCTGCATCAATACCGCTATTCATTATCTTATGTTTTAAAAGATAATCAATCACTAATCCATCTTCGTATAAGTTTGGAGAGGTGATAAAGTTTTCATCATACGCTGTTAAATACCCAACTGGTATTCTGTCTAATTTATCAGGATAACACTCTCCGTTACTTGGTAACTGAATGATATCATATTGAACCTCTGGGTCAACGTTGTTGTAAAGTTTATCGTTCTGTACTTTTGCAGCTGTTTGTATTGTACTCTCGTCATCTGAAGTCAAATCTATATATTCTTCATCTTCTTCATCATCGTCACTGATATCATCCATATATTCATCCTTAATGCTATGTTCTCTATAAGATTCACTATCAACTTTTTGAGTAGTTTTATCCTCATGCTTAAGTATTGAAAACACATCATAGTCATCGAATAGGTCATCATTTGTTTTCTCCTTTTTTATAGTTTGACTAAGATTGATATTCACATCTGCATCTGGGTCAATCTTTTTAATATGGTCTTGAACTTCTTTCTGCGCTTTCTTGATGCGTTTAACAGATTCCTCTTTACCTCTCTCTTTAGCCTGTTGTATACTATTTTCTAACATTTGGTTATTAGCTTGAAGAATCTTTATTTCTTTAAGCTGTTCCTCACTTAGTTTTTTCTTTGACATATTATATGAATTTATCAATTAAATTTATTTTTTCCACGAGAATAATATACTCTCCAACTTTTACTCTTTCTATAATTTTACAATTTACTAACTCAGCATAGATATCCTTATTAGCATTATTTTTAAAACATATTTTTACATTCCTTTTTGGTTCATTTTGTAAAACCCAATCTTCACCATATGATTCGTATGTATGTATTTCGTCGTGTCCTCGATTCCATATACCAAACTCTGTTTCAAATTCTTCATCTGACGTATTAAAATCAAGTAGAAAACGAGTAATAAACATCTCTTGTTGAGAAAAATACGTAATTAAGTTATCTACTGTTTCTGGTTTATTATCTATATCAAACAAAGAACCTTGACACTGGGCAAAACTAATTTTATCATCTTTATAAGGACTTTTCTGACCCATCATATAGGTGTTTCCATTAAATCCACTATGTGTGCCAGTGCTATCACTCATTGTTTCATAAATTATATCTTTGTATTTCTCGTACTCACTTACAAGTTTGTTCGTGTAGTCATTATCTTTATAGTAATTATTATCCACACTAAAAGAATCATCATTGTAATCAAAGTACGGCATATAAAACGTAACATTCATCGAATTTTATTTACATGTCTTTTATTCTTATTTTCTTCAAGACGTATTTTCTGTCCTTGTATTTTGAGTCGGCTTTTAAGTGTTTTCATAACCTCTTCGGGTCTTTTCCTAATATCACTTTCCCATATTCTTAAAAGAGGTATACCATGCATTAAAGCCCATTCATTTTTCTTTTTATCTACCCATAAATCATGTTTCTGTGTCGGTGTTAGTTTTTTACCTTCGTAAATTTCTGGATTTACATGATAATAATCACCATCAACTTCTATTAGAAGATTATGTTCTGGTAAGTAAAAATCATAACTCCTCTGTATGTCTTTGGCTTCAAATTGCCACTGGTATTTGATTTTAAGTTTCTTGAGAAATTCTGTCTCAAAGTATTTTTCTAATTTACTTGTACCAAATTTAGGATGAGTTCTTAGTGGTTTCCCATTAGATTTTCTCATCCTTGTTTTGGTTTTTTTTCGACTCTTATTATCTGTTTTTTTTATTGGTTGTTTCATTTTACCAATATATTCTTGTCTTGAATGGGTCTGGGTATTCTTTAGCTGAGATAGAAATATTATCTGAACGTTTGATATTACCAAACAAATCCAAATTAGATGACTTCTTGTTAATTTCTAAAACAGGTGCTTTATATTCTAACTTTTCATAAGCTATAGTAATATTAAACTCTCGTTCTTTACTACTATCTGCTGTACATTTATTACCATAATAATTGGTAATTTTACATCCTGTATAGTGTTCTATATAGGCAAGTGAACCTCGTTTATCATACCATTCTATATCAAAATCAAATGGCGTATTAATACATTTTTCTATTTCACGTCCAAGTATTTCAATATAACTATTTTTACGTTTAACATAATCACTCACACCTAAATGTAGATGGTTAAATATTGTATCAGCTTCAATATCTTTTATATAGTCAGAATCTATTTTGATTGTATTAGGAAACTTGACTTTATATGCATTAGACATAATTTTTTCAGAAGATATATCACGCACAAATTCTTTATCTTTCCATGTTGAAAGTCTATTTAAAATTTCAATTTCCTTACGCAACATTTCTATTTGATGTTCAATTTCAGAACAGTCTTCTCTATCTGCACCACGCAAAAGCATATCCATTCTGGTCTTGTTATACATCTTTAAACTATTCTCTTTAATATTCAATTCTTTTTTTAATTCGTCAGCTGTAAACATAACATTATATTTTATATAAAATATAGAAAAAAAAATGATTATGTCAACTATAAAAATGATAAAAGAGTTTGAAATAACCAAAAGGTCATATCAAACTCTTGTCTTTTAGTATGCGAGGATTGCGTAATCAAATCTTAAGGTCATTGAAATATCCGCAAGGTCGTCCTGACTGTAATCCAAATCACCGAAATCGCAATCTGTTACCATGGTGTTTTTCAGAATCCACTTAGATACAACAACACCAGTTGGGTCAAGCATCTCTAACTCTACATCACGTTTATAACCAGCTGCATAACCCTGTCTACCGCTCACTGACTCAGAGTGTAAACGAACCCACTCCATTACAGCCTGTGAAGCTGACGGACCAATAGGGTCACGTAATTTTACCTGCATGTTATCCCATGTGTAACGTCCGATTACCCATGTTGATGTGTTAAGGAATTGAATTTCTTTCTCATTCTGCTTTATTGAAGGACGTTTCGCAGAAGCAATCCACCACTCCTGTATACCTAAATCTGCAGGGAATCTAAGTAACCATCGGTTTTTTCTTAATGGCTCATAATTTAGAGGCATTTTAAGCAATAAATCACTCATAGAAATATAAATTAATAATATTATTATTTATTTTTAAATATAAATATGGTGTTTCGTGTTTTTTAACTAAAATAACTTGTGATATATTTCTAAAATCATTATTTTTGCATATATTTTATAAAAGCAAGAATAGTGGATAGAGAAGAATTTATAAAACGTTCCAAGTTGGTATGGGGAGATAATATGTTTGATTATCGAGATGTCGTATATGTTAATACGTCTACACCTGTTGTTCTGTGGTGCAATGGCGTTAAGTTTACCCAGCGTCCTAAACATCATTTAGCACATAGAAAGCCTCTTGGTATGTCTGAAAAAAAGAAACATACGAGAGAAGAACTTATTAATAAGTTTAATAAAGTACATAATTCTAAGTATACTTATGGTGAGTTTACCTATAAGAATGCTAAAGAGAAGAATATACCTGTTTGTTGCCATGTTAAAGATAGATATGGTAATGAACATGGTGTATGGTATACTAATGCTACAAATCATCTTTCTGGATATGGTTGTCCAAAATGTAAGTCTGATAAACTTTCTTCTTCATTCTCATCCAATAAAGAAGAATTTATAAGAAAATCTAAGATTATTCATGGGGATAAATATGATTATTCTAAGGTTAACTATGTTAATAACTCTACCCCAGTTGAAATAGTTTGTTCGCAGCATGGTTCTTTTAAGCAATTACCACACAATCATTTGCAGGGTAAGGGTTGTCCAAAATGTGTAGAAAGTAAACTTGAGGAAACAGTTAGAAAATTCTTAGAAGATAACTCTGTTGAATTTAAACAGTATTATCATACCAATTGGTTAAAACGTCAATCTTTAGACTTCTTTTTACCTCAATACAATTGTGCCATTGAATGTCAGGGTGAACAGCATTACAAGGAGGGACATTTTGGTGTAACATTAGAGAGTATACAGTCTTTAGATAAAACAAAATACTCATTGTGTAAGAATAATAAAATACGTTTATACTATTTTGCTTCCGAAAAATATGATACAAATGTATATACGAATATATTGGAATTATTTAATGATATTACTGGTAATTTTATATTTAAAGACAAGAATTTAAACATTGTCAAAAGTTTTCTTGGTACATTAAAATGTAATTTTACTTATTCAATCAATAAAATTCATCATTCAGATGATTTCATAACTATACAAGATAGATTCTACTCTGACGAAAATAAATTGATGATAATCTATGTTAATAGTTATGACCACCGTAAACGTTTTGCAAAATATGATTATAATGAAGGTATTTCGCAAGACTATTTTGTAAACGAAACAAAGAAATACGAGAAAGACGGAATAAAATGTATATGGATAAAAGACTATGAATTAAATGATACTGTCACATTGAAAGATAATAATGGAAAATATCATTATGATTATCATCGTAAATGGGAAGTAATAAAATCTTACATTAAATATAGTGTTAATGAATGTCCAAACGCATTATACGCACGTGATTGTGAAGTTCACGAAGTAAATAAGCAAGAACTGAAAGTATTCTTAGAGAAAAACTCATTACTTGGCTATAAATCTTCATCGGTGAATATTGGATTATATTTAAAACGTGATAAAGGTAATCTTAAAAAAGGAACACTTGTAATGGTTTATACATTTGGTGTTAATTACTTTAGTAGTACACCTGATAAACAAAATGTAGAGGTTATCCGTGCTTCCACGCTTATTGATTATCATATTAATGGTGGTGCAAGTAAATTAATGAAACACTTCTTTAAAAATTATCCAGTAATAAAAGTCAAAGATAAAATAATTAATACTGATTCCATTATTTACTATGTTGATGCTGACCATAATAATGGTAGTACGTTAGACTGTTTGGGTTTTTCTCTTGTTTCATGGAAAAGTGGATTTGTATATGTAAATTCAAATAAAATAACGTCCCAAATGAGAAATCCATCAAAGTATAAAGAAATGCAAGAGGCTTTGATGTCTCATAAAATTTTTATTTCTCCTACCGCTGGTACAAAAGTTTATAAATTATGAATTATGTGTAAAGTTGTCAATCACTCCAATTCTTTCCAATGTTTGCAAGATTGGAAAGAATTGAAATAAAAGTATTTCTATTTTTTAAAATTAATAAAAGCAGAAGAAAATTAATCTTCTGCTTTCTTTTTTAACCAACACTTGCATTATCTTTTTCAGAAACTGCTTTGTCACACATTAACCAAATTTTCTTATAAAATTGGTATAATTCAGAATCTACATTTTCAGCATACTCTTGTAGACCTTCTAATGCAACCTCACGTATTCTTGCGATTCTGTCATCTTGTTGTGACAAATCTTGCCCATTCATATTATCATCTTGATTATTCTCTTCTCCACCCTCAAAATCTTCCTGAGCTGGGATTTCTTCATCATTAAACTGTTCTTCGTCACTAAAATCAAATGCTTCCTGAAGTATTTTAGCTGACTTATTCAAGTCACGTAATGTTCTTTCTAAAAAAGTTGTTTTATTTTTTTTCATATTAAAATGCAGTTTATTATAAATATCAATAAAAAATAAAAAAGGAGAACCAATACGATTCTCCTTCTCTATTAATATAATATGTTTAGATATCATCAAATGATGCGCCCTCTGGAGTGAGGATAAAGTCTATTGTGATATACTCTAATGCACCATAAGGTTTGAAGAATATCTTAGCAGGCAACTCTCTTCTTTCACGTGATTCTACGGTATCATTTACTTCGATACGATAATCAGAAATACCTCTGTTGTTTCTAATATTATCCAGAATTGGAGTTACTGTTGACAAGAAAGTATTCTTACTTGTTGTATCGTTAGGGTCGAAGATAAGACCGATACATGATATAGATATAAGTTTTCTTAATCTTAACAACAAGCGTCTAACAGCAATTCTATTCAGTTGAGATTCACGTTTCTGAAGGTTCTTCTGACCCCAAATCTTAACACCGTCTGTTGCAAATGTCTTGACTGGGTTGATTCTACCTTCGTACAATTTATCTTCATCACCAATCTTAGTAATAGTTCTTGCTCTTACACATTCAACATTACCACGGTTAATACCTGCTGGCGCAAACCAAGGTTGATACTGATTATCTGTCTGAGCAAAGTTTCTGACAGCATCTTTTGTAGCAGGGAGGTATATGTATTGATTATTATCTTGGTCAAAATACTTAATCCAAGGATAATATGTACAAGCGTAATTTGAGTCTATCTCCATATCCTCAAGGTTATATACAACCTCCTCTGCACTGTACATCTCATCTGTAAAGTCACTTGCACCAGATGGTTTATCAGGAGTTGTAATCACATAGATTGAATCAGCTCTCTCTTCTTCAATCATATCAATTGCTTCCTCTACTAATAATTTCTGGTTAACATAATCAATACCTGGAGTTGCAAATATATTAATATCTGTTTCCTCTGGATTAGCGAACTGTCTAATTGCAGATAAGTAAGCATACCAGTCTGATGTTATACCATTCTGATTCAATTTCAATGACTTAGGATTCTGTATTTTGTCAAATGCGTAACCTGCGCCACTATTTGCATCATAAGTACCTTTATATCTTGATAATTTAAACTCATTGGTATTAGTTCTCTTATCACGATAAACATCCCATCCATCGAAACCACCATAGAAATAAGTAGTGAACTTTCTCATATTAGCATTTTCGTATATTGAACCTGCCATTTGTTCCTCTGTGCCGATAACTGGTGTTTCTGGTAAGTTTCTTGTTCTTGCGTTTGTACTAACAGCATCAAACTTATAGCCCTTTTCACCATCTACGGTAACGTTAACTACGTGTTCTTTATCATCAAATGCTTTTGAGTTAATACGAGAGTCAAGGTGGAAACCCTTTGTTAAAAGAGCAGGTACACCGTCAACATAAGCTGCATTACCCTTAAATGTAAACATGTCAATATCAACACCTACCCAGCTTGAAAGACCGAAGTACTGCTTTCTATTCTTAACCTCTTCATCATAATCAAGGTTGTATCTGAGTTTAGGCTGTTCTATATCATCATGAGAATCACCATCTACAACCTGTACACCTGAATAAGCCTGTTGAGGATATCCGAGGAAACCAGCAGGTACTGAAGTTCTTGCAGCTGTTGTTTCGTTTACCTCTATGGTTACATATTTAGATTTTGTTTCATAAACACCATCAAATGAACCGATTCTGTAAGCAACATAATCACTCTGACCAGGAATCATTGAACATCTACCAAAGCGTTCGTAAACTCGTGGTGATTCGTCAGTATCATTGATATCTCTGATTACAACATCGAATAAACCCTCATCTGGACGAATATTCTCTATAGATACTTTAACTTCATTGTTAGAAGTATCACCGTCAGAAATGGTATGGAATCTAAATAACTTATTCACTTCCATTTTGTTGTAATCACCTTTTAAGTTAGAAACAATCCAAGGCGTTGATGCGTAACGATAAGCTGACTTATAATCATTCATATCGCATGCTGCAAAGGTTATATCATCTTTGGCTGTATTCATACGCCAATACATGCCATCTGAACTATTCTTTACAAGTGTTCTCTTTGTAACTTGAGTTGTTGCACCCTCTTCTGGATTTCTTAGCTTATCATACATAGGTGCTGTGTTTAAATCTCCACCTTTCTCACCTTTTGCTGTACGTTTAGCCTTCCAATCTTTCTCATAAAGTTCAACTGACTCAGCCAAATTGTAAGCGTAGAAGTAATGTCTCTTACCATCTGTACCAGTATATTGTGCGACAGTGTAAATCTGTCCTGGTTCAACAATTACTTTTACAGGCTCTTGCATTGCTGCAGCATATGCAGCTTTACCAGCTTCTGTAGTTTTGTCGAATTTAGTTTCATCTGGTTTACCTACAATTCTATTATCAGGAATACTTGCAATGGCAACTGAAAGTCCATCTTTTTCAAGTTTCTTTGCAGCTAACTGTTCATATGTAATAGGCTGACCAGTTATATAGTTATAAGGATGTGCATGGATAGCCTGTCTTGTACCGTCATTAGCAGCTACACTTGCTCTCTTGTCAGCCAAATATCTCAAACCAACATGTCGTCTTGTTAAACCTTCCTCTTGAAGTTCGATTAAGCCTGATACAGCTTCAAGACCATTGTAATCGTTAGTATAATAAACTTGATAAGACTCAAGAGAATTTGAAATAGCACTAATAGTTCCCTCTACAATACCCTGCTGCAAAGATACATCGTAAAGTGTTTCTACGAATACAGGTGCATCACCATCTTGTGCCTTATTACCTAATACGTTCAGAATATACTCTTTATCAGAAGGATTCAAAGATACAGGATATTCAAAATATCCATCAGGATGTTTACCTTTCTCAACTTCTGCCCATAAAGTAGTCAATTGTTCCTCAGTATGTGCACCTAAGAAACCTGCTATTTTAAAACGTCCATAGTTTAAGGTATTAACTTGGAAACTTGAAGCATCTGGGCTTAATCCAAAACCTGAACATTCGTTACCAAGTGAATAAAGAGGTACATATGGTAATATTCTAAGTGCATCCATATTATACTTTCTTGGTGCTTTACAATCATCAGCCTGTGTAGCAGCTGTTTCACCAACATTATATGTCAAAACATCATAAGAATTTGATGAACAAACACAAGTATCATCATTTGATGTTGACTTCATATATGGATGATATGAACCACGAGAGCGAAGAACAGCAACTACCATCTTGCTACCTCTTTCGGCATCATTTACGATTTCTCTATCAGCTGTAATTAACCACGCTGGACCAGCATTGTATCCACTAAGACCCAATACACGCACGAATTTCAGATTCTCTGATTCTGATAAATATGATTTTGCAATATATGGTGCTTCGTACTTAGGATATTGACTTCCCTTAAATTTCTCTGTACTTGTACCACCAAATACCTCTTTGTATTCTCTCCAGTTTGGTGTATCAATTGCTTGGAAAGCAGGACCACGCAAAGATTCTCCTACGAGTCCTAACTTTGTGATTCCAAGACTCTTAACAGCATAGGTCATGTCAATTTCACGACCATAGATACCAGGAGAAACGTGTATACCTCTTGCATTATCTGCCATAATATTATATCTATTTTAAAAATTATTTTATTTTATATCACTATTTTTTTAAAAAAGTGTCATCATTGTTCTTTTATATAAATATTGTATTTCATTCAATAGTACATTATATAAGAGAAAAAATGTAAATCGTTATATTTATATACTAATTTGCAATACTCTTTTTTGTTTTTAATTCCACTAAAGTTAAAAAATTGATATATTTTTGTTCATCTAATTCAAATTTATCCTTAGACAATTTATCTTTATAATCACTAAGTAATTTAGAATCCTGATATTTCTCTCCGTATTCTATTTGTAAATTAAAAAACAATTCAGTAATTTCTCCGATTTCTTTTATCAACTCCTTTAGAGTTATCATGTCATTAAAATCCAAAACAAATTTATAACTATCTTCTATTTCTAATAGTGTTTTTTCTAATTTGATAGCATCTTTTATCGTAACAATCATATAATCTATTTCTCTATAACAATTATTTCTTCATCGGCTACTTCATCAAGCGGACTTTCTGGCGAACTATCACTGTCAATTACTGTGTCAGGGTCAACACCATGTAATATAACTTTAGAACCTTGATAAAGGTCATCTCTTGTTATTTCTACGGTAATTTCATCCTCTTTATAAAAGTTAATTTCTTCACCGTCTAAAGCCATAGTTTCACCATTTATCTTCAATACCATATCATACACATTTTCCGTTTCTACAGTATCTAATATCATGTCTGTATCAATGGTAAAACTTTCAGAACTATCACACGCATCAATATTAATTACAAAACTTAGTTTCTTATTGTAATATTTTTCTATTTCTTCTTCTTTATCACAACATTCGTCTTCTGTATTACAAATTTTTACACAAGTCTTTGTATCTTTAAATTTATTAGTAGGTATTTCTGGTTCACATGTTATTCCGTTTGGTTCTGAATCGTCATATGTTATAATTCTCTCTCTATCTGTCATTCGTGTATTATCATCCTTCATTGCATGTGAAAAACCATTAGATGAGTTGTCTAAATTTGATTTATTGTCCATTTCACTATCTGACATTTTTGATGACTTTATTTTTGATATATTCTCATCAAAAGTATCAATAATACCACCACCAGTATTACTTACAGCTACATCATCGAATGAACGCATAATGAATCTTGAAGGTAAATGTTTAACATCAAAGTCCTCTGAACGAATGATATACGCTTTTAACTTTATTTTAAATGTCTGTGAATAATACTTTCTATCATCTATGGTATATTCTGATTCATCAGATATATCTTCAAGTGTTATTGGCATAGGATGACCATTTGGAAAAATATAACTCTGTATACTTTGAAATTCATAATGTATTAATTCATTCATACGGTTAAGAAGTTCATACTTGTTACATACTATTCCGACCATATAATCAAAGTTAACTGCAAACGGTTGTTTCATCGTATACATATCATAGGCTTCAGTTCCATTTTCCTGAAGTACTGGTTCATAGAAAACTGCATAATCTCTATGCCCTGGTATGTTCATATAAGGTCCTTGACTTTCACCCTTCTGTGGGTTAGGTGCACGTGTTATAGTTTTAAAATTAAGTACAATACTACCCGATTCATCTAAATATTTCCACGTTTGTGAATATTCACTTATTCTTTGGCTACTATATAACTTATATGTCGGTAATTTCTTGCCATCATAAACTATATCTAATTTTTTGTCAACCCATTCAAAAAATTCTTGGTCAATATCTTCATACCCCACTGGTTTTGGCAGTGGAGTTCCATGTTCAAGAATCACTTTAGACATATTTCTCCGTTTTTCAACACCATATGAATTATGTCTAAGTTTCATTTTATTAATAAATGGTTTAGGTTGTATAAGTGCCATTATTTTTTCTCCTTTTTTGTAATGTTAATGTCTTTGTCATTGAAGATAACATATATATCAAAGCCTTGTTCATCATGTGCTATTAGTCCTGTATATCCAATTTTGTTTAAAAAAGCACTTGCTTCCTTATCACTACCTAATATACTTGAAATTGTACCATAAATACTACCTTCATCTTGACATTGTGCTATATATATGCATTCGTAGTCCCAAAATTCCTGTTCACATCCTTGATATGCTTCTTTTCCGTACTCATCCTCTGTTGTATAATACTTGAAGAACTTTTTTGCAATACTCATACTTTCTCTTTTAGAAGGAGTTTTGTCATATGTCAGAAATTTGTTACCAGATATATCAGCATGATAAATAATACCACCCCTTGCGTATTCCATGGCACATTCTTCAGATGTTGTGAAGTACAGACCATAACCAAACGCTTGATTTCCCCATCCACTATTAAGATATTTCAAATCAAACTTATCAAAGTCCTTAAAACTACCATGCATTAGATTAACTTCATTATTTAGGTTTTCAATTAAGACATTGATAGTTTTTAAACGTTCTTTTAAATTGCTTTTAGAGGCTTTATTTTCAAACTTTAATGTATTTGGATTGTCATTATCTATTAACTCTTGAGAAGCCCTTGAAATACCCTTATTCCAACCGCTATATTTAGGGTCTAATGTTTTCTCTTTACGTTTTATTAATCTTTTTGTCTTCTGTTTCTCTTTTTCTTGTTGTATCATTTGGTTAAGAGTATATCTGTTTCTATAAACTTCTTCAAAAGCAGCTTCTGACCATCTGTAATACTGATTTTTAACAAATCCTTTAGAATATAAGAATCTATCAATGATTTTAGGAGGAAATGTACCCCAACCATACTGTCTTAGCAATGAAGAAATTTCATTACTTGTTTTTTGTTTGAAATAATATTTTGAATCTTCTTTAATCATAACCATTATGCTTTAAATTCTGAGGTGTCTACAGGGCTTGCTTGAATTGTACGGTAAAGTGGTATTGTACCCCATAATGTATGACCATTGTCATAATTGTTTCTACCGTCATTATTAACGACAAAATATATCATTAAGTCTGGTTTTACCTGTACACCAATATAATCGCCATTTTTAATATCAACACCTAATTCTTGAAGTGTTTCCTGATATACACTTACGGTTAGTTTACCAGTTTTTACATACGTACCTAATTGTTTTGTCTTATCGTACGATTTTAACTCTGGTTGTTCTATTTTATAAACACAATGTATTTCTACAGGCGTTTCATATTCTATATTATTGACATCGGCTTCACCATAAACAGCATCAGTATTTGTAGTACTTAATTTAACCTGATATAAAACTACAGTCTGATTCATATCCTGTTCTATATAATCTTTACCGACCTGCAATTCAAAATCAAAAGATTCTTTATCATAGAATAGGTTATTTCTATTTATAGGAACTCTTCTCTTTGTTCCTTGGTTGAATGTAATTTCTGCCATTTTAACTATAATATTTATCTTCTATTTCTTCATTAAAACCATCGTCTAAGATTACCATATGAGGTTCTCCGTCTCTTATTGTCATACCCCAATTCGCTAATCTACAGAAATCACCTACAGGTGGTCTATAATTCATTATATAATCATACAATTCATTAAGGATATATGAATTTTCTTCATCATAATCTAACATATCTCTTAAATTGTCATCTGATAATATCTGACGTTTTTGGAATCTTGATGGATTTGCAATTCTTCCAGCTGATAAAATAAACGCTTGAATTTGTTTCCAAGTAAATCCTATGACTTTTTTAAAGTCTTGTGCTTTTGCTGGTAATACATATTCACTTACAATCCACTGAAATGAAGGCTCTTTGTCCCCATCGTATGAATACATTGTTGTATGTTCTCCGTCATACATGAATATTTTAGGAAAGAGACTATACGTATTCTTGTAGTAATCATTTAATGTTGAACATTCTGCCTCATTCTGTGCAATACCTTTAACGTTCTTAGCCAATTTTAAAACTCTTTCATCGTCAATTTGGAAAACCATTCTACTCGAACCACTACCAACTGGATTTCCTAAGAAACTTTTGCAATATGCTACTTTTTTATTATAGCTAAGTTTGTTAAGTTCATCTAAACTAAAACCACTCTTTACAGCTTCAAGAAGTTTGTTTTGACTTTCGTTTATAATAATATTTTTCATTATTTTTTACTTTTAATATAAATATTAACATATAAAACATATAATTCATTTGACTTTATCAAAAAAAGTTTTATATTTTATATATAAATATATATAAAATATAATTTACAATGGCATTGTCTTTAGATGAAATAAATCGCTCACATAGATTATTAAGAGAATATAATGGTGAAAACCCATATATTATTTCTCTTAAAAATTCAGTGTACGCATATAAGACAAAGACACTAAATAATTTTGAATGTGAGTTTATCTTAAACAACTATAATAAAGAACCACTATTAGTTAATAAAATTGTTTCTATTATAAATTGGTGGGGCAAAAAGAAACAAGAAGATTGGGAACTTGAATTTACCCCATCTAAACTTAAAATTACTTATTATTTAGGAGAAACGAAAGATTTTTATTGTTTCTATTGTTTTTATCGTCAGAGTCAAGATAAGGCTGTAATGTGTTTTGCACCTAAGAAGGCAATACTTACAGATTTCCTTACTCCAGACCATAATTCGATGGAAATAGATTTTACACCTTATAATCGGATGAGTGGGCGTATAATGATGCCTTATCAAGAGGAGGCTGTTAAGTTTCTTACCGCTCATCCTAAAGCAATTCTTGCATCTGCTATGGGTAGTGGTAAAACATTTTCCGCTATTGTGGCAGCTCTTCATGGCGGTTATAAGCATATATTGATTATTGCACCTGCATCTGTTAAAAAAACATGGGAAAAGGAATTGTCTCTTCTTGTTCCAAAAGAAGATATTACAATCGTGAATGGTTCAACATGGGTTGATGCAAGATTCACTATTATTAATTACGATATTCTTAAGAACTTTTATACTATCCCTAAACAGAAAATATATGTTAAAGAAATGAACGTTGATGATAAGGGTGAAGTTGTTTCAGAATATAAAGAAAAAGAGATTATTTCAAGAAATCGTAGGATAATTTGTGATGCAATGTCTGAATCTCAGTTGTTTCAGTCAAAATTCGACCTCATTATTATTGATGAGGCACATAGATTGTCCAATACAACTTCTGGACGTTATAAAATCATTTCAGACTTTGTGAAAAGAGCAAGACCGACTGGTGTTTACGAATTAACTGGAACTCCAATAACTAATAGACCAATTAACTTCTTCAATCTGTTGAAGATTATTAAATGTCCGCTTGCTGAAGATTGGACTTATTATGTTGAAAGATATTGTGACGGTAAGGCATTCTATAAAAAGAATGAAAGAGATGCACACACAGCACTTTATCTTAAAAAGGTTAAAAAAAGTAGTTGGTATGATTTATCTGAGAAACAAAAAGAAGAATTAAAAAATATTCTTTCTAAAAAATGTAAGAAGATATGGAAAACTGGTGGTTCATCTAATTTAGAAGAATTACAGGAATTACTTAAGCCGTACTATTTGCGTAGAATGAAAGAGGAATTTGGTAATATGGTTCCAAAAACCGTTAAAGTATTACATTATAATCTTACTTCTGAACAACGTGAGGAATATGATAGAGTATGGTGCGAATATCGAGATGCTAAAATTGAATCTGCTGACACATTCGAGGATGGAATGAAGGCAATGGTGGATGCTGAGAAGTATAAGAAGATTACTGAGGGTGTTCTTTTAAGACAATGGTTGGCACATGAAATGTTGGATAAAACTATTTCTCTTACTAAAAAATGTGTAGAACTTGGTCATAAAGTTGTAGTATTCTGTTCTTTTGATGACGAAATTAATACTCTTATGAAAGAGTTTGGTAGTATTGCCGTTAAGCATAATGGAAAGATGCTGAATAAGTATAAAGATAAGTCAGTAGAGTCTTTTCAAAATGACCCTAACATTAAAGTGTTTATCGGAAATATTAACTCTGCTGGTGTAGGTTTAACTCTTGTAGCATCTGATGTGGCTATTTTTAACAGTTTCTCTTGGGTGTCTGGGGATAATTTGCAAGCTGAAGATAGAATACATCGTTTAAATCAAACAAAGAAATGTACAGTTTACTATCAAGTATTCTCTGATACTTTCTATGAGGAGATGTTAGATAAAGTAAGAGGTAAACAAAGTATTATTGATAATATAATTGTTACTGAAAATGAAAAATAATATATGATGGAAAATAATGAAGAATTGAAACTATGTTTCGTTAATGTAGTAGGAATGGAAGAAGATGGTAAGTATCGTTATGAATTTATCTTTACCAACGATATAGATAATGTATGGGGAGAGAATTTTGATGAGAAACCAGCAGGTCTTATTAATAACTTGATGGTTGATGAACAATATAAGACGGAAACGCACGTGGTGAGAACTAAAATAAAATTTGACCTTGTGCAACAATGTTGTTGTTTTGGAATGCAAGATTGTATGGATGGAATAGTTGCACTTGCTTATGAGAACATTGATGATTACGAATCTTATCCAGATGACGGAAGATTGGTATTTAATTTTGGTGAAACTTATTTTAATGTTGAATCCAAACTTGCAATGAAAAGTATTTTAATTGGTTAGTATTTATAATAAAAAGATATGCAGTATTTCTATTTACGCCAGAATAGTCTTCTTCCTCAATTAAGAATGGAATTGATTGAGGATGGAAGACATGACTTTAATAAATTCCATGACATGATACAGAATGCAGTTATTACATTTACAATGGTTAATGCAGATACGAATGTCACGAAAATAGCCAAAGCACCTTGTTACATAAAGAAAAAAGAGGGTGATGGATGTGTGGAACAATATGTTATCTGTTATGACTGGAAAAAACGTGATACACAAGATGTCGGCACATTTAATGGTTATTTTGAAATAACCTTTGGTGAAATAAAGTCAGATGAAACTTCTTATCCAACAGGTAACTTATGGATGCCTATTAGAGAAGATTTGGTTATCACCATTTTGCCAATCGGGAACAAGAGTTAGTTGATAGGTTGCATCTTTTCCTCCAAGATGCAACTTTTTTTATTATCTCAAGCAAACTTGTTAGTCTAAAATCATGTCTTTTTCCACCATTCATTAATTCAGTTTCATAAACTTCTTTTAAAAGTTCGATACTTTTATCTATTTTTTCTAAATTTTCTTGTTTCATAATTTTTAAAATTACAATTATAAATATTTAACTGAGATAATTTGTTTGTTTAAGAAATACTCCTTACCTTTGCATAGAATTAAAATTGTAATTATGAAACTTACTAAAAATTATCTGAAAGAAGTATATAAAAATTGTAATCATCACTTCTTTAATGATGAATTACCTAAAACAGGTTTATCATTTAGAATTGACCATTCTATTCATAATTTAGCTGGATGTTATTTCTCCACTCAAAATGATAAAATAAATACTACAATTTATTTCAGTGATATGTATGAGTGGAATGAACAATATCTTGAAAGAATTATGTTACATGAGATGGTTCACATCTCTTTATATTGTACAAATAAAAAAGCAGATTCTAAGCACGGTAAGCGATTTAAAGAAGTATGTAAACAAATTAATACCAAGTTTGGACTAGATGTACCATTAGACGGTTCGTTTGTATCACTTACTGACGAAGGTATGCAACGTAAAAATGCTAATAAGAAAACACATAACATTCTCTTATTAGCATTTAATTATTTGATAAATAAGTTATTTTAACTTTATTTATAGATTTGATTAATTGCGTAGCTCTGATTACTTCTATTGTTCATTGCGCTATAATTAACTCTCTTGATTAAATCACCGATAGTCATTTTGTCGCCATATTTCTGTGCAAAAGATTGCAATTGTTTAATCAACTCTTGTTTCTTATCGTATGCACCTTGCTCTTTGTAGTTTGTTTTCGCTGCTTGCCAACGTTTACCTAAATTATAGTTTACTTCTGTATCATTTGGTGCGTTATGTCTTTGTGATGCATTTCCTACACCTCTACCGAAAAACGCATTAGCACCAGCCTTTACATTATCCCAAATGCCTTCATTTGTCATATTCTCTTGTAAAGCTGTTCTTACTGAATTTTCTATAATATTATGTAAATCAGCCTCTGTTAGTCTTATAACTTGTTTCATAATTTATTTATATTTTTAATATAAATATCATTTATTTTTTATTTATTTATCTTTTTAGATTTGTTTTTTTTATAAAGATATTGTATCTTTGCAACGTTTCTGATGCCATTATTGATGTGGCTTTAAGAATATAATTTAAAAAACAATAATTCATGAAGAAAATTACACCTGAAGACGTTGAGAGGTTTCTCAATGGGCATGACCCTATGGAGAGAATTATATCCATAGAGTGCGGTTATGATGATAATACGGCAAGTATTATCTATGTTAATGAAAATGGTGACAAGCGTGTTAAACGTGAAAATTTTTATCCTTTTGTTTGGGTTAAAAATAGTGCTTGTCAAAGAATGTTTGGTGGAGATAGGAGTTTGTTTATTAGAAAACTTCGCCAATACGGAATCAAAATCAAAGCTCTTCAAACTCAGGGTGATGATGGAAGTGTTAGTTCACGTCTTGATGAAGGTTATAAATTCCTTTTTTATTCGTACAGAAAGATGTCATATAAAGTCTTTATGATGTTCTTTCAGGAATCTGGTGTGCCTATATATGAACGGAAAAAGAAAAACGATGATGCAATAGGCGGTAGTAAAGAATTTATGACCTGTAGTCCTGTAGAACAGTTTATGATTTCCACTGGTAAAAGACTTTTTAAAGGTTATGATAATTATGATGACTTAAAGAGAACTACTTTTGACCTTGAAACTGAAGGTCTTAATGCAAAGTATCACATGATTAGTCAGATTGGTTATCGTAATAATAAGGGTTTTCAGAAAATTATTAATATAACAGGAGATAAAGAAGAAAAATGGAAATCCGAAATGGCTGCCATTGAGGAGTTTGTTAGGATTCTTTCCGAAGATAAACCAGATAATGTTGCAGGTCATAACTCTGAAAACTTCGACTGGGATTTTATTATTAATAGATGTAAGGAACACGGAGTTGATTTCTCTGAACTTTCTGAGAAGTATCTTAATAGACATCCTATTTACAAGAAGAAAAAACAGAGTGTTCTGAAACTTGGTGGTGAAATGGAATATTATTATCCGACTATTATGTGGGGTACTAATATTATTGACTCTATGCACGCAGCTCGTAGAGCGCAAGCTCTTGATTCAAGTATGAAGTCATCTAATTTGAAATATGTCACTAAGTATTTAGGTTTGAATAAACAGAATCGTGTATATGTTCCTGGTGATATAATTAATCAAACATGGGCTGTAACAGATGAAGTTTATGCATTTAACGATGAAAATGGTGATTGGTATAAAGTTAGAGATAGTAGACCTTTAGAAGATGGTTATGTTTTAAAATCTGGTAAATATATCGTTGAACGTTATTTGTATGATGACTTATGGGAAACAGATAAAGTCGAACTGAAATTAAATGAGTCTAATTTCCTTGTTGGAAAGATGATTCCGACTTCGTTTTCACGTACTTGTACTATGGGTACAGCTGGTGTATGGAAACTTATCATGCTTGCATGGTGTTATGAGAACGAATTAGCTATTCCGTCTACGACTTCTAATAGAAAGTTTACAGGTGGTCTTTCACGTCTTCTTATCACTGGTTATGTTTCACGTATTGTAAAGTTAGATTTTAATTCTCTTTATCCTTCTATTATTCTTACATGGAATATTTCTACTTCTCTTGATGTAATGAATATTATGTTGTATCTCCTTGAGTATATTCTTACGCAAAGAGAGAAATATAAGGATTTAAAGAATCAAGCTGGTTCAAAAGCCGATGAAATTAAAGATGAGATTGCTAATGCTACTGGACTATCCGAAGATGAAATTAACAAAATGTTAGAAGCCGTTAGATATTGGAAGGCTGAGAAGATTGGTAACGATAAAAAACAGCTTCCTCTAAAAGTTTTAGGTAATGGTTTCTTTGGTTCTTATGGATGTCCTATGGTATTTCCATTTGGAGATATTGATGCAGCAGAGAAAACAACTTGTATTGGTCGTATGTCTTTGCGACTTATGATTTCTCACTTTACTAATATTGATTATACACCTGTCGTAGGAGACACTGATGGTTTTAACTTCCAAATGCCAGAAGAAGATAAATTCAGATATAATAACGAACACCCATATATAAGTACTGGTGGAGGTCGTAATAGTATCAAAGGTAAAGCCTATACACGTGTTGATGCTGATGTGGCAGAATTTGAAGATACTTACTTTACTCATGCATGGAATGGTGGAGTTAATAAAATGGGTTTAGGAATAGACGAGTATTGCGATGCTTGCATTCAGTTTGCACGTAAGAACTATGCTGACCTTATGCCAGATGGTAAAACGAAGAAAGTAGGTAACACTATTAAATCACGTAAGATGTCTGGATATCTTGAGAAGTTTATTGATACAGGTATTGACTTGCTTCTTCATGATAATGGCTATAAGTTCCTTGAGAATTATTATAATTATATCGAGCAAATTTACAATTATCAAATTCCAGTGAGAGATATTGCTTCCAAAGGTAATATTAAAAAGACCATGGAAGAGTATATTGCTGATTCAAAAACTCTTACAAAGAGTGGTAGTAAAAAATCACGTCAAGCATGGTATGAATTAGCTCTTAAAGAGAATATACCTGTAAAAGTAAGTGATACAATATATTATATCAATACAGGTGTTAAGAAAAGTCAGTCCGATGTTAAGCGTATTACTCATCAATATACGATTATAAATGGTGAAGAAGTAGAACTTACAGCTAAGGTTATAAGACAATTGGTAAGTCCGATTTGCGAGAAACAGGGTATACTTTATAAGAATCTTAAGACAAAAGACAAAAAGGAAATGCTTAAACCTTTCGTTAAACGTGAAGAAGATGAGATTATATTAAATTGTCAAATTGTTCCTTCTGATATTATTAATAGTGAAGATGATATTTTATGTAGTGAAATAGAAGATTTAGGTTATGAACCTATTGAATATAATGTTGATAAATATATTTCACAATTCAATAATAGAATACGCCCACTTTTGGTATGTTTTTCACCAGATATTAGAAATGAAATTCTTATAACTAATCCAAAGGATAGAAAATTCTTCACTGAAAGCGAATCTAAGCTTGTTCACGGCTTTCCAAACAAGCCTACTGACCAAGATACCTATGAGGCACTTATGACCCCTGAGAGGAAAGAAATAGAGTTCTGGTTAAAGATTAACGAACGACCTCCTTTTGTTGATGAGTGTGGAATTGATTGGGATGGTTTAGTTAAGAAGTATTACGAGGAGCGTTCTCAAGAAGATAATGCAACTTATAAATTAGAAAATACTCGTTATTTGGAAGCATTAGAAAAGATTACACCAGAAGATGTAGAGGCATTTGAAGAGGATGGTGTTATACCTTCTTATATCACATCAATTGTTACTATGGGTTCTGATTTGCACTTCTATTTTAACAACATTCCAGATAAAAAACCTTCAACAGGTGGATATGTATTTGATGATATTTCAGTACCACAGGAAGTGGATGTTTCTTATTAAAATAAAAAAAGACTATAGCATTAATACTATAGTCTTTTTTTGTTGTTTATTTATCTATTAAGTTTAATATTCTCCGCAATCATAAATATCAATATTTGCACTAACATTTGTTAAATTACCAGATTCATTTTTTTCAAATTTAACATTGTGATTTGCATCGGTTGTTGTAGCAAAATCGTATGTTTTTGCATTTGTGGTAGCGCCTCCGCCTCCACCTATTACACTTAAATCATAATTAATAGTACCATCAGATTTTTTAGTGCGAGTAAAACCAATAGTGTTATTAGAACTTGTTAATTCAGTAACAGTTTTACCGCTTAATTCCTTTGTTCTTGTGTTAAGGTCATTAAGTGAAGCAGCAACTACTTTCTCATTGTCAAGGATTATTTTATTAACCTTTTTGAATGCTTTGTTTACACTATCAGTGCCACTGATTGTTAACGGTTCTGACGCTTCTAAATTGGTTGTATCATAATCATTACCAAGAGTTAATGTATTTGGATTTATTGTTACATTTGCTACACCATTAGAAACTGTACCAGCCGTACCATTTACACTAACATTCTTAATTATACCATCAGGATTAAAGTTAGGAGTTGAAGTTGGTCTCCAGTTTTCTAATTTTTGTGTTTCAGACAGTAATACACCATTTTGTACATCCTCTGGTCCAACATACATATACTGTGTTTTTTCATCAGCAACATAAACAGTCATACCGATATGGATGAGTGCGTAATTACCAGATGTGTTCCATGTACTTGCACCAGCGGTTAAGTTAGCCTTTGTTTTAACAATATATCTTGCATCAACAGGGTCTGATGAGCCAGCCATCATTGGTGCTGGTAATGCAATACTATTACTATGTAATACGAAATTTTTTTCAGCCATTGTTTCTTACTATTAATTCATTTTTAGTTCAAATTTAACAGATGCTAAAGCACCGCCTTTCCAAGTATATGTATAATACTTAACTTTCACAGCACTTCCAGTTGAATCAGTAAATATAGTTTCATCGCTTTCAACAGGAGTACCAAAACCGCTCAGTTTATTAACATCATATTTGCCACTAATAGTGTTAAATGCATTTGCTGCTGTTAATTTCTTTGGAGTTTTAATCACAAGAGGATTAGCGTTGTCTGTATTAGGGAATTGAACCTGATATGTCCAAGCCTGTGTCCAAGCCTGTAATGGAAGTTCTACGAGGTTAGTTGAGAAAGTACTACCAGTATTCGCTGAAACAGGTGCTGTTACATTAATTGTAATGTTATTGCTTGTTGATACGCTACCTGCTGGATGTGGATTTGCTACATTACCCCCATTAGTAGTTTTAATTGGGTTTGGACTATCTCCCTTTGATGTACGTATAGTTGCACCAGCTGCATAATTAGCTGTACCTTTGTAAACAAAAGCACCTAATGTAGCATATACAGTTTTATTGTTAGCTCTGTCAACTTTTGTACCAGTTGTCATGGCACCATTATTGTTTGTATGTGTTTCACTTGTCTTTGCACCGACATATCTAATATCAGCGGTTACTTTATCTTCTACATGTACATTACCCTGATTAAGTGTTACAGATAAATTACTGTCTGCAAGCGCCTCTGAACCAATCTTAACAGATGCACCGTTAGAGTACTTATCGGTAGCAATTGTTGCAGTAGGTTCTGTAACTGTTGGATAAATCGTTTTAAAAATTAATTTATCAATTATCTCTGATAATGTATAATTGTTCAAAGAGCCAGCTGTAGTACCAGCTTCAATATCTCCAATAGTTTCTGGAACTTTCAAGTTAACTGGTGATACGTTTGTGTACATCAATTTAAACGCATCCCTTGTTGTTTCTATCTGACCGTCTGGTTTAACAGTTTCTTTTGTTATAACGTATTTGTCAGATGATACTGTGTCACCACTTGTAGGATGTGCATCCTCTGCTGTCTTAGAATATTGTCCATCAGTATCTTCCAAACGCTTAATTTCTTTAATAGTTTCACCTCTTTTGGATTTCTTGATGATATCCTGAAGATTTAATGTATAGATTGTGTCAACGTTATTCTTCTTGATTTTAAAACCAATAATTTGTGCAACACCATTAGATTCTGTTGCTGTTGAATCCTTGTAACTTACTACAATTGGTTCACCATCTAAAAGATTTGCACTTTGACCAGTAAGAGCTGCCTTAGCTTCATCTATTGTATTATAGATATTGTTACTTCTCCGAAGTTGTAAATGTCTCATTGTATATAAAATTATAATTATTTTATTAATATTTAAATCTTACTGTAGATAAGTATTCCACAGTAAGATTATAATTTATTTTTTAGAATGTTCCGTAATCAATAGAACCATCAAAATAAAGTCCATTAGAATCAGCATTTTCTTTAGAATCCTTAACATGTACTATTTTGATAAGGTTGTAATCATGACCGATTTCGCTTGTATTTTGTACTTCTACATTCTCATTACCAGTGTCACTTTGTCCTTCTGAACCATGTGTACCATTGTAATGTGCTAAACGTACATCTACTGCTAATTTATTTACATTACTACCATTCTCTTTCTTAGCAGAAACACTACTTGAATAAGTATCTGAACCGTTATAAAGGTTAGTTATATTTTCTTTAACAGTTTTTAATTCATCTGCTAATTTACGGTCTGCATCTACTAAACTTGTCGCATTCTGTAAAATCTCGTTAGTTGTACCAGCATTTAGGTCTTGATAATTTTCTCCATCAGTAACATTATCTTTTCCAGTAACAATTTTACCTATTGCTTTAATGTTATTCTTAAGAGTTTCTGAAACATCATTTGTTTCCTTTTTAATGAAGTTTCTGACTTTATCTCCACCAACGTACAAACCATTATTACTTATAGTTAACAAGTTGTCTGCATGGTCTACATCATTTCCCTCTCCAGCCAATATAACTCTTGCTGATAATATGTCGGTATGGTTGTCTGCACTAACCATATCTCTATCATTTCTAACAAGTTTAATAGCTGAATTGGTTTCGTAGTTTTTAACATCCCACTCGTTGAACAAGTCCATTACTGGTACTGTAATGTTGTTGGTTGTTTTACGTCCTTCAACATCAACCTCGTATGTTATGACAAGACTCTTAATATCCTTATCATATACCATACCTTTGATAACAGAACCAGCATTCAATGTAATAGTCTGTTCCTCATTCATTGCGGATGTCTTCCACTTGAGGCTATTCGTACCGCTATCATATCTTAAATTGATAGATGCATATACACCTGCACCGTCAGCATTATTAGAAATCTTAATGATGTTATCTGAAGCCGTAGATGGTAAAACCTGTGCATTAACAACATTGGTAGTAGTGTCAATATTGTCTTTAGAAACATTGAATTTTATAGTAGAGTTTTCACTTTTGAATGTGTACTTACCATTTTTAATAGCATCTTTTAAATCGTCAGATACTTTAGCAATTTTACTATCTAACTTTTCATCATTTGCTTTTAAATTGGTAATATCACCGTTAGTAGAATTAAATTTATCTCTAAATTTTGAAATATCGTAAGTGTTAAGATTCTGTTGATTGGTAACATTACTTAAATCTCGTTGTAAATCTCGAATCTTACCAATATTGCTTTGGACATCATTACTTAAACCTAATATTAATGGTTTTAAACCATCAGTTGTTCTGTTAATAGTATCTATACTGTTACCATTGCTTTCGCTCTTAGTTTTAACAACCGCTAACTCGTTCTTTAAAGTGTCAATAGCATCCTTATTTTCCTTAATCTTCTGACTTGAAACATAAAGTTTCTGTACACCATCTTCCTCTACTTGTGTAAGGATATTATCATCCTTATGACGAACGATATGTACATCTGCGGTTAATACATCTTTACCATTAATAACTCTTGTTCTGTTAAGTTCAACAGTATGGTTCCGATTTTCTGTTTGAGATGTTTCCCATTCAGTAATTAAACCACTCATCGGAATGCTTACAGTTTCTCCGTTTTTACTTTCAATGTCATCAAAAACAAGTACTAATTCCTCTGTTTCAGCTTTGTATTCAGCCTTTTTAACAATTTTAGATGTTGCAAGAGGTATTCTACGTACACGTGAAGCATTAGTAGAATCTGATACAATCAACTCATTCTTAGTAGCATCATAATCAATAGTAGCTAACAAACCTGTATTAGTTTCAATTACAAGGTTGTTATCACTATTAAGTTTAACATCGCCTGTAATCTTAAATCCATCTATAGTTTCGTTCTTTGTTAATTGAACGGTACTGGTTTCGCCTACATTAACATTAGCGTTCTTATTTAACTTATTTAATGTTTTATTGATACTATCAAGTTCTTTCTGTGCGTCTGTATTAACACCGTCTTTGTTATACTTGATATTAGATGCTCTTCTATCCACAAACAGACCATGTTCTGAACCGACTTCTTTAAGAGCGTTGTTATCATTTATATCATTATAAATTTTAACATCAGCTGTTAATATGTCAGCACCAGGATAGTTAGTTTGTTTCTTTAGTTCTACAGAATGTGCTTCATTATTTACGACCCATTCGTCAACTAAATGACTCAAATCTATATCGGCTGTTTCTAATTCGCCTTTTTGATTATAATACTCTAATACAACTTTCTCATTTACAGTATCTGTATATATTCTGTTAATAAAAGAAGCACTGTTTAATTTAAAACTCTGCTTTTTATTTTTACTATCAGAAGATGTATTGATAAATGTGATGGTATTTGTTTTATCATCATATTCAATATCTATACCAGCGTATAATCCGTCGATTACATTGTCTGAACCATACTTCCACTGTAACAAGTTTGTTGGGTCGTTAGAAATAGGTGTTTTTAAAGAATCTAACGCATCTTGTACATTAGTTTTCTTACCTGTTTTATCATAATAGCTGATATTCTTAGCTTGTCCAGATACATAAAGATATTTACCATCACCTATTGTTTTCAAGATGTTATCAACACCCATTTCTTTAGGTGCAATTCTAACATCTGCCTTTAATACATCTTTCCATTTTCCACTACGTCTATCATTGTCTACAACACCTGTGTCTGAATGTCTATCTCTTGTAAGTACAATAGGTGTTTTGCTTGATTCTCCCTCTGTGGTCCATTCGTCTATAAGGTCATCCATATCAACCTTTAACTCACGACCGTCAGCATATTTGAAAATCAGCGCTTCTTTTGTAATATCGTAATAACCATCTTCTATCGTTGGTAATGATATATCTGTTTCATTATCGTTAACTTGGAACTTAAGTACTTTTTTGGTATTATCATACGTCATACCAACATAAGAGTAAAGTCCATCCTTGTTTTCCTTAATGATATTCCCTACTTCTTTTCTATTGATAATAACATTATCAGCTATTTTAACGCTACCTGATAAAACGTTTTCAGTACCGTCAGTTGATGTGGTTTTTGATAATTCAAGTGTATTACTATTCTTTGTGACAAAAGCAAACTTCTTAACAGCATCAGCTATCTCTTTGTAAGCATTATCAACTCGTTCATTAACACCTTCTATGTCAATGAAGAACACTTTATTTTGAGTACTTGGAGTTTTACCGTCTCCCTTTGAACCAATGGCTAAGATAACGTTTGGATTTTCTTTATCACCGTATTCTAAAACCATAGGTTCTGCATACAAAGGAAGCCAATCTATTGCATTGTCAGCACCAGTATCACCAGTTATCTTGAATGCAGTATTAACAACGCTATTACCAGTTACGTAAGCAATTGCCTCTTCTCTTGTCTTAAATATTCCTTCGTTACCATCTCCGTGATGTACGAATTGTAATCTATTTATCATCTTGTAATAACTTTTTAATTTTTATTAGAATTTACCAAAATTAGCGTTGAAAGTTAACGTGATGTTATTGCTACCTTTCTTTTCATCAGTTTGGTCTTTTGAAGGAATTTCTGTTTTTCCATTAGAATAAACAATGTAGTCACCACCTTTTAGAATACTTCCCTCTATTTTATCTCTGTTCTCCCATTTTTCTGCAAGTCCAGTGCGTAACTCTTCTTCTACAGCTTTAGCTCTATCTCTTTCTTCTGTTATAGCGTCAGTGAGAGTTTTATCACCTTCAGTACGTTTTGTTATTTCTTTAGCAAGCGCATCTTTTATGTCATCTGTCTCATTGATAACATGTTCTGCAATAGTTTCTAAATCCTTACGTACATCTTTAATACCATCTTCTCTGTCTGATATTTCTTTGTCGAGTTTCTTTTCTAAGTTATCACTCTGTGCTTTTAACTCTTCATCAGCGTTCTTTCTTTCCTCTGTTTCGGTTTCAAGCGCACTTTTTACGAGATTTATTAAAGGTGTTGTTTTTGAAAGAATATCATTGTAAGCCTGTTGGTTGGTGTTAATTAATTTTCCATCAACAATTCTATATTCAGAATCAACAAAATCATCTTTACTAATTGGGTCATGGATTACAATTGTATCACCTTCTACCATTACCTTATGGGTCCACATGTTACCGTCCCATTCATGAAGTATGTATGTAGGTTTACATCCTGCACAGTCTTTGTAGAACTCGTTATATGTTAACTCATTCTCATCCTTTACATCTTCATTTATATTAGCAGCTGTCCAAACTGTAAATCCATGTTCTGTATTCAATGATGGAAGGAGAACTGTTTTATATGTGTTACCACCAATTACCTCCGCACCATAATTATTAGACCCATTAAAATCTTTTACTAATCTAAGTGATAAGAAGTGTTCTGGGCATTCTGTTATCTGAATAACACCAGATTTATTAAACTGAAATTGTTTTACATAATAGTCAAATCCTTCACCCTTAATTGTTTGAGAACTTGTCCAATATTTTGCTTCTTTATTAAATTTAATAATATCCTCGTTCTTATCAACACCATATCCACCAGCAAATACATTAAAGCCATACTTATCGGTTCCCTCTGGAGAAATAGGTTTTTCCTCAGCCACTTTATCATCATACAGATATGTATCGTCACTTGGAGTACCACTTGTTGAAGTTTTATTCCAGCACTCTGTTGATTTTAATTGTTTACCAGCAAGTTTACCTAATTGTACATGGCAATGAATATCGTTATGGTTCTGATATTGACATGGCTCTATTGCATTAAGCATATTATCCCAATCCTGTTTTGTTGGAATACGCCATCCTGCTTTTAATTTGCTTTCAATTTCCTTTACACCATCCATAGTATAAAGTCTTCCAGCACTTGAACTACAGCTTAAAGTGACATATCTATCACCTTTACATGGGTTTACAGGTAAACCACTTCCGTTATCATCTCTTGTGTCAATAAGTGACTTAGCTGGAGAGTAATATCCTGATTTTTCTGTAGGGTTAAGACGTACAGGGTCGCCACTCTTGCCATTACCAAGAACGCTACCATCTGTTATTACTTCTCTTAAGTATTTATTTTCAACTTTCTCGGCTTTCTTTGTTTTATCAGTTTCAAATGTACCGATTAGATGTTTATTGTTGTCGCTATCAGTTACCCATAATTTGCCATCAACATCGCTAAACTCAATTTTGAACTTCTTCTCTACTGGGTTTCCATTTTCGTCTTTGTCATTGGTAGTATATTTAAAACCAAAGCTGTTTTTATCAGTACAATCACCAGTACAGCTACCAGTTCCAGCAAAATGATAATCATCTAACGTAATACCATTGTTCATTAAAGAAGCAAGGTCTATACCAATAACATCACCATTATTTCTTGTTAATTTTAATGTATTGGTTTTCTTGTCAAATTCACCATTAGCTATATCTTCGTCCTTTAAGTTAAGAAGATTACTATCGACTTCATTTACGGTTAACTTACAATTCTTGGTAACGTCCTCTTTGTAAGGTGAAACAAGCTTGTAAAAATATAATCCTTTAGCCATATTATTTTTTATATTAGTTATTCTTTATTTTCTTTTAAATAAATATGAAAAAAATTTTCTTTATACATTATTTATAGTCATTAATGAATATAAACCTTACAATTTTTATGATACACCCTAAAGGATTTTGGAAAAACAAAGAAAATATGTTTCGTGAAGCAAAGAAATACGCCACTAAAGAAGAGTTTAAAGATAATAATTTAACGGCTTTCTTAGCTGCATACAAATATGGATATATTGATGATATGTATTGGTTGGTTAAACAAAAACAACATAAAAAAGGATTTTGGACTTATAAAGAAATAGAAAAAGAATCTATGAAGTATAAAACAAAAACAGAATTTTTTAAGAAAAATCAAACCGCTTATCGTGCTGCGTTGAAACTCGGAATAATTGACGATTTTTTCATTACCAATTACATCCAATACTAAAAAACCCTGTGATTATCACAGGGTTCTGTATTTGTAATTATTAAAAATTTCTATGTATTCTAAATCTCTATTATAAAATTTAAAATCTTTCATATATCCAATAAAGCTACCAGCAAAATATTCTTCAAGAGGATATACTCGTGTTGGATTAAGCATATAATTTTGTAATATTGTTTCACTTAATCCTTGTGTTCCTCCACCTATAGATATATTATATGGTACTCCCTCTTGTTTTTCGTATAATTCATTTAATTTGCGTAAATTTATTCTTGGTAATTCCTTTGTTATATAAACAAGTTTTCCGTTTACATAGAAATATATTTTCATTCCATTTGAAGTACCATAAATTTTAACGAATACACTACACCATTCACAGTTGGGTATTATATTAGGATTAGAATATCCCTCAATTATCTTTGTTTTGTTATCTCCGCTTATATCACAGTCCCTTGTGAGTATTCTATAACCAATAGACCCATCGTCCTTTATACGCAAAGCAAATGCGTTATTATATATATCCTTATAAGGATTATGATTATTAATATCTTTATTCCTTAGTGTATCAATATTATCTACAGTGTAACCAGTACATGTTCTATTCATTAAAATGAATAAGTTACCTTTAAAATTATTGTTTCTATAGGTAAACATTACTTTATTACCTTCTATCCAATTATTTGTCGTATAACCTGTACAAGTTCTATTGAAAAGAATAAATTTATTATCACTCATTAAATACTTGTGATTTGCTTCTGAAAATTTAAAACCGTTTTCTGATTCGTATTCAAAATCTGAAATATTCATTTCTGGTTCTAAATAATCGAAATCTTCTCCATCGTTTATTTTATCTAAACCCTCTATATAATCATCTCCGAATGGGTCGTTATAATCATAATCTGGGTCTCTTTCAATATATTCTACATTTTCTTTATTGGTATCAGTAGGTTCTTCTGTGTTATTTTCTCCATCTTTATTACAACACCACCCTTTTAATGTTTCGTGAGGTTGGTTTTCATCTATTAGTTTTGCTTTGGTGTTGCTTTCTATATAATAGTCCATAACATCAAGTCCATCTAAATTACAAGGTTTTTCTTCATATAATTTAGGGTCATAATAGTTAAAGTTAATATAATCATCTAAATCATCGAATTTGGTCTTTTTTTCTGGTCCTGGAAATTCGATATCTAAATCATAGAAATTACCTATTATATAGTCTGATTTATTTATTTCTCCTCCTTCTACGTAGTCATCTGGAGATAATGGGTTGTTTTCTTCAAGTTTATACTTATCATCCTTATCATAAAGGTATGTCCATTTATTTTCAGCTCTTGCGCCCATGAAAAAGAATATACCTTTATTGTTTGGATATTTGTCATTAAGTGTTTTATCACTTTCTTTTTCAATATCACATTTTTTTAACTGAAATTCAAAACCCCATACATCACCATTGTCTATTTTGTTTGGAAGAACTTTATATTTATCACATTCTGTCTGGAAAAAACCTTGAAAGAATCCGCCATTTAATTTTACTTGACATTCTTCAAATGTAATCGGATAATCGTATAATAATGTACTTCCTGTTACTTGATGTAATTTAAGTCTATAATCACCTTCTTTTATATTAAATTTTTGTTTTTGAAATAATTCAAAGAAATCTTTATTTGATATTCTATCTTTTCTGAACTTAAAAAGTCCATTATCAAAACCAGTATATGTGATATTATATAAGGTATTTTCAATAGCTACAGCTTTGTTCCATACTTCATTCTTTTTTCCATAAATCCATCCGTTTTCGTCATGACATTCTTTATCACACATGTCTATATGTGATATAATTCCGTCACTTGTAACTTGATTATTGAATCTATATGAACCATACGAATCTTTATAAACAAAAAAATCATAATATTCATCTTTGTTTATATTCATTCGTAAATTATGGAAGTTATTCTCTTTTAAATTAGCCATTGCATACCTTATTATTTCTCAAATATAAATATTTATTTATAATAAATTGTATATAATATGAAGATTGTTAAAATAAATGAATCTCAGTTTGAAAAGTTATTTGAAACAAGTTCGTTTGTACAAACTGCTGGTGAAAGTAATTTAAGTCTACCTGGAGCTGAACAAGCTGCCACTTCACCAAATGCAGCTATTATACATGATATAGACGGAAATGAGATTAATCAAGGGCAAACTGATGATAAATTAGCACAACCAGTTACAGGTGAAAAGATTTCTAACACAATGTCAAATTCTCAGAGATTTGGTTACGTTGGAAGTAATGGAAGGGGGTTATAAAATGCCTATTTTTATTTACGAAGATAGACAGGAGGTACAGAATAAAGTAAGTGTTCTACCTACTGATTTTATGAAAGAAAGGTTTAAGACAGCAGCACTCAATAAAGATTATCTTGAAACAGTTCCTGGTGGTAAAGTTCTTAAAGGACAGATTTCTAAAACCCAATATAATACTAAGGGTTCTACATCGGATAGTAAGAATGGTAAAGAAAAGAAATCATCTGTTGGTGTTATTCAGCATAGCCGTTTAAAGGGTATTGTTCATGCTATGGAACAGGTACCACGTAATTCAAAAAGTTTTGAATTATATGGCGGTGAGAAAGGTCTTGAGATATACAGGAATTTACTTAGTAAAAACAGGTCCGTTCCATCGGTTAATTCTGTTAAACAAGTTAAACCTTCGTCTGCATCATCTTCAACTAAACCGTCTTCTGTTAATATAAAATCTGATACTACTCCAGATGGAGGAAGTGTTTCTTTCTTAAAGAACGAATCACGTAAAACAATTTTTATTAATGGAAAACAATTAAATATATTAAAAGAAAATAGAAATGTATAAAAATGGTCAAACGTGTCTTGAGAAATTTGGTCTTGAGGCAAGAAAGGTTCATTTGCAAAGGAATGATTGGGGTAATCCAGTTATGCCTTCTACAAAGAATAAAGTAGAATACACTAAAGTTTTAGTAGATGCAGAATATGCTATACAAACTGACTTTAAAGTAGATTAAATATTTATAAATAAAATAATGATATTAAATTTTAAATAACATATGGCTACAACAGTTCAAAATGGACAAACATGTCTTGAAAAAAGAGGTATTGAAGAAAGACATAAAGAAATTACACGAAGTGATTATAACATTGAAGACCAGTACGGTCCAACACATAAAGATGCGTTAAGCGATGGAGACCCTCAAGGTAAAGGTACAGGTCATGGTGGTCATACTCATTATTTACCAGATTGTACAAAGCCTACTGGTACTATAGATTATAGTAATTTTGATACAGACCATGGTGGCGGTCAATACGATATCGAGGGACGTAATAATATCAGCGGTAGAAAAAGAGCGCTTGCTATTTCTATGTATAATAAAGAAAATATGTATGGTCCAACATTAGTTGATACTTCGATTAATAGAAGCGATGGACAATATTTTGTAGGTCAGACTTTAAAACATTCGTAATTGATGAATCTGAATTTGTATGAAATATTGAAGAATGTGTTAAATGAGGGGGTTTCCACAAGGGCAGTTCGTAAGGTTTTAGATGGTTCTATTGATGGTATTGATAGTAATGGAAGACCTAAGAATGTAGATAAAAATGGCAACCTCTTCTATCACTATGTTCGTATAACATATGATGATACTTTAGATAATCCTCATTCTGATAAACTTCCAGAACCTGTAGGAAATAGACTTGGAGTCAGAATTATTCAACCTTATGCGTTAGGAGAATATATTTCACTTAATTCTAAAACTGGTAAGAAGAAACGTAGAAAAGTTTTAAGAGCCTATCAAATAAGTCCAGAGAGTAGACGAGGAGGTCCACGTTGGGATTTATTCAGACTTGATAGAATTTTATCTTGGGAACCTATACTTTCTAAAACTTTCAGTTATCCAGCAGAGGGTTATAATGAAAATGGAGATAAAACTTTAAATAAGGTTGACGTACAAGTTAAATTTAGTAATTACGAACGGAATCCTGATGAATACACACAAGCTGTTAATAGACCTGGTGCTATAAAACAACAGACTCAAAGCGATATGCTTGCACCTAAAGTATCTAACGGTAATATAGGTCAAACAAATGTTTTGAATCAACGTAAAAGAGTTGCTGGTAAAACTTATAAGAATAGTAAACGTGATAACATGGTTGCTAAAAATATAGAACTTACTAAAACTCAAAATAGATTTGATAATTCTTTATGGGATAAAGCTAATTCTGAAAAGATGAAGCAAGATTATAACAATTGGAATAATAAGAATCAAAAAGTTAAATCTGGTCCTATTAAAAATAATGATGAGGAAGATATGGAAGCATGGCTTAACACACCTCATAATGATTTTGACAAAGATATTACTTATTATAATAAAAATGAATTTATATAATATTACACATAATGGATGCAAGTAATTTAAAAAATGTTTTACAAAGAGCAAAACGTTTAACAGATATGGATGCAAGCGGTCAAATCAATATGATTGCTGAAAATGCAAGAAATAGTGGTAAAATGAATTATAATGACACCGATGCTATTCCATCTGTTAATCAAACCAATTATCAGCCAGTTTATCAGAATTTCTCTGAGCCAAGAAGAAATTCATCAATGCCAAAAGAGATATTAGAATCATTTAGAGATAATCCTATTAATGTTCCAGCTGGAGGTATGGGTGCTTCTTCTTCTGTTTTAGATGATTTGGGAATAGTTAATGAAAATTTCCAACAGCCTGTTGCCCCTAAAGCACCTAAACGAGTTATTACTGAGAATAATAATTCACATCAACCTGTATATCAAAGTTCTTCTAACGTTGATTATTCTCTTATTAAAGATATAGTTGAGAGCGCTGTAAAGAAATATATGGGTGCTTATGTTAAAAAGATGATGACTGAAGGTAAACAAAATATTTCATCAAATGATAAAATTAAAGCAGTACAATTTGGTGATAAATTTAGTTTTGTTACTGAAAATGGTGATTTATATACAGCTTCTTTAGAGTTTGTTAAAAATATCAAGAAAAAATAAAGTGTAAGAATTAACTTACACTTTATTTTTTTTATATCTTTCTATTTCTTAGTATTTTCTTGATAATTTCTTGAGTTTCATCGTTAGGATTTTTATTTATCATATCTTCAATTTCACTCTTTATAGATTTTTCACTACCATTTATTCCTAAAACTTTTAAAGCGTCATATATATCCTGTATCTGGTTTTGCTTCTTTTCCTCGTCTTCGGGTTTTATACCATCTTTAATTTCTGAATTTGCATTTGTGTTTTGATTAGTCTGGTTATTATTTCCAAAAACATCTCTCAAACTGCCTACTAAATCTTCATCTCTATCTTGATTTGAGTTGTTCATTCTACTATCATCTCGGTATTGATTTGAATCGTTTGTTCGGTCATAACTTCTTTCTTGATTTGAGAAGTTATTATCACGATAAAATTGCTCTCTTCCTCTAAAATTACTATTTCTCTGACTCTGATATGCTCTTTCGAGTTCATTTAAGCCACTATTCATCGCTTCTAAGACCTTATTTCCAATTTGACGACCAACTATACTCCTCATCTTTTTTACGACCGTTATAGCGTTTTTTAAGTCCTCGATATCACTACCAAGTCTTCTTGACTCCATCATATGTCTCCATCCGTTTTTAAAAGCACCTCCTAAACCTTTAAAAAATCCCTTGGTGGAACCATATATACCTTCTTGTAAGGCTAAGTCATCTATATTTTCTTGAATTAATCTATCTATTTGTTTTTTAGAGATTTTGTTTTCCATTGAAAAATTTCTTTTATAATAAATATATTGATAGCATGAAATATAAATTTATATTTTAGTTAAAAAAAATAACTATAATGGATAAAATTAAAGTTCTTGTTATTCCAAGTGACCGTATGGGAGTTGGTAAGTTTAGGTCTGTAGACCCTCATGTTTATATAGCTGAACATTATGCAGATGAATTTGATATTGATATTTGTTATATCGACCAAATTCCTACTGAAAATACTAAAAACTTTTTTGCACAATATGACCTTGTACATATTCATAAACAGCTTGATAATGATATGCTTTTAATGAATATGCTTAAAGAATTATCTATACCTGTTGTTTTGGATATAGATGATTATTTTCATTTAAGTGATTTTCATCCAATGGTAATTACCGCTCGAAAGGAAAAATGGCATGAAAAAATAATTAATCATATCAGAAAGGCTGATTATGTAACAACAACAACGGATATTTACGCTAAGACGTTGAGAAAATATAATCAGAATGTTTCAGTATTTCCTAATGCTATAAATCCAGATGAAAAACAATATTCTTATCAAAAGAACGAAAGTGATAAAATTCGCTTTGGAATAGTATGCGGTTCATCACATCTTCATGACATTCAACTTCTTAAGGGTATTTCAGAATGTGCAAGACCTGATAATAATGTTCAATTGGTTCTTTGCGGTTTTGATACTAATGGCACAAGGACAATTTATGATGAAAAAACAGGTCAAGTATATAGAAGAAAAATTCTCCCACAAGAATCAATGTGGTTTGAGTATGAGAGAATTATAACCGATGATTATAAATATTGTTCTCAAGAACATAAAAACTTTTTAATGAAATTTGTTCCTGGAGTTGATGACCCATTTGTAAATGAACCTTACAGACGTATGTGGACACGAAATATCAACTCTTATGCTACTCATTATCAGAATATTGATGTTTTATTAGCCCCATTGAAAGATACGGAATTTAATAAGATGAAATCTGAATTGAAAGAAATAGAATGTGGTTTTACAAAAACAGCTTTAATTGCTGAAAATTTAGGACCATACACTATTAATTTAACTTCAATGATAGGTTTTGGTGGAACTGTGAATGAAAATGGTACAGCATTATTAGTAGACCCAAGAAAAGACCATAAAGATTGGGCTAAATATATTAATAAATTAGCTACCAATCCAGAAATGATTGAAAAATTGAAAGATAATATTCATTCACTTGTAGTTGATAAATATTCAATGGATAAGGTCTGTAAAGATAGAGTGAATTTCTATAAAGAAATAATGAAAAATAAAAAGAGAGATGTGTAATCTCTCTTTTTTTATTATCGTAAATTTTTCTTTAAATTCTCTTTAATTATATTTGAAATTTGCTTAATAATTGCCTCGTCCATTGAATGATAAGAGTTATATATATCATCAATTTCTCTCTTAGTTAAATCACGACCTAACTGCTTGGTTTTCTTATCTATTTCTTTATTTGCTTGACGTTCATGTCTATCAACAATTGAACTATTATCTCTATTGGAATGAGTATTATTTTGATTTAAATAATCTCTACCTAAAAGTGCACCACCTAAAATAGTTCCACCAACGGCTGTTTGTAATGCAAGCTTTCCAGTTTCCTTTCCAACTTTCTTTGCATTTTTCTTGAATTTATCCCATTTCTCACCTTCGTTGAGAATATCATAAACAGTATTTTCGATGAGCTGATGCAACTCTTCCTCTGTTAACTTAATAGTTTTTTTCATAATAAACTTTTTACCTATTTAATTTTTTCTCTATAACTGGCCTAATCTATAATATATTAAATATATAATTAATATATATAATATAATAATAATATATAGGCCTATAATAATATTATATATATAAAATAAATAT